ATAATAGTTACCAACTTCAACAGATGCCATTATTCACATTTATTGACGGTCTTTTAGATACAATTCATTTTGATATGACGGGCAATCCGTCAAGTGGTTACCTTATAATAAGCAAAAGCTAATGAAAAGAACTATTTTAATATTGACATTTTTAGTCTTGACAATATTTGTCAAAGGACAAGACCCGCTACCCTCCGACACGGCTAAACACGCTTTGCCGACTTATTCATTCAGCTTTTATACGCGAGACAGCTCTGTATATATCCACAAGGGCGTAAAGTATGGTTATACAAAACTAATCAGCAACCGAAAAGCGAGGCAATTGATTGATAGCTTAGGCCGGTTAAATTCAGGTGCCTATAAATTAAAAGTCGACACCGTTTTAATGTCCGGTTGGTTCTCAAATTACAAGGGTTCATTAAAGGTTGACAAAGTTACCGGACAGGGATTGATTCGCACAACCGAAAGAGATTCAATTTTGACCGCGATGCAAAAAGGAGATACAATAACTCTTTCAAATCGAATCAACGGCAAGGCAAACACATCACATAATCAGGCGCAAAGCACGATTACTGCACTTTCTGATTCTTTGCTTGCGAGATACACAAAAACACAGGAAAATACATTGCTGTCTGGAAAAGTTAATTCAAATTCCGCAATCCCAGGAGCAACCAAAACTAAAATCACTTATGATGTAAAAGGATTAGTTACCTCCGGTGCAGATGCGACTACTTACGATATAACGCCGACCGGAAATCGTCAATATATAACGCCGACCGATACAATTCAGCTAGATAATCTTTCTGTAAACTTGGCGGCGGCAGGATTAGACACTTTAAATGTTCATAAAGCCGGAACTCAGTCTATCACAGGACAAAAAACTTTTTTATCAAAACTGGAAGTAGTTGGCGTGTCGCAAGTAGCAACCGATAGAAGTTCACATTTTGAACTTTCTACAGGAACCGGTGCACTGACAGATGAAAAATTAGTATTCGGCATACATAATGGCGATTACAGTTGGATACAAGCAGTTAAACAGGCAACGGCATACCGCAACTTATTGTTAAATCCAAGTGGTGGCAATGTTAGTATTAGAAAAACTACTGCAACATCATATCTTAACATCGCAGCCCCAGTTGCCACAGCCGGAGGATCACAACTTAAATTAGATGTAGGAACTCAACTCTCAGTTGCCGAAGGAGGGTCAATTAACCACGTAGGAACTACAACTAATTCAACATTTACGGTTACGCCTTATATTAGTTCAGTTGCTACTATTAAGACATTAGTATACACGGATGGCAACATTACCGGAAGCTCTGCCAAGTGGACAACCCCACGTAAGATTTATGGTCATTATATTGATGGTTCGGCAAATATGGACAGTACTCTTGCGGTTTCGTACGGTGGTACAGGAGCAACGACAGCAGCAGGAGTGAGAACGAACTTAGGAATTAAATCATCTGCATTACAGGATTCGGTTTGGAAACGAACAGCCGGAACTATTCAACCCGTAACGGCGGGTGATACGATAACTTCTCCTACTGCAATTCAACTTTTAAATGCTGGAAATTATGCAAAAATGTCACTACTTACTGATTATGATGCAGACGGCGCATTACTGATCGAATCAAAGGCGGGACAGGCAATGACGGGTCATAACTCAGATATGATTGTTTTACGGAATAATAATCCATTAGGCAACAACTTCATTCAGGGTAGGGATGATCATAATAGACAAACTTACCTAATTGGCACGAGTAATGTCACATCTAATAGGTTAACAATAGATGCACAGTCATACGGTTCTGCCGGACAATCTTTGCCACTTCGGTCTATTGTATTTACAGCTCATGGGAGTATGGCCGGGCATACATCAACAGGTTTTAGATTAGCTCAATTAGACTCAGTTGCAACGTGGTGGAAACAACCATTTTACAATACACAAATGGGATCAGCTGTAAAATTTAATCTTAAAAACGGGTTGTATCAATTCGGAAGCTTAAACACCGATACGACAAATGTGGTGATCGGGGATACGGCGGTTTTTAATGGGGTTAGATCGAAATTAGAGGTGCATGGAAATTATAATGGTGATGTAATGATGACGTTCAGAAATCGCAATGCAGGATCACTGGCAAGAAGTCGTTTTGAATTTGTAAGCGATAATTCAAATGCAGGGATAACGCTTAATTCGTCAACCCACTCAAATCCAGGCTCCCTTGAGTTTTATAATAGCTCAGTTGTAGGCCGTTTTAAGTGGTTTTTTACAGGCAATGGTAAAGGGATGATTTTGGGTCAAAATGGGGCGCTAACTACCGATTCGATAGATAATTATAGTCACAATCTTAATAGCCGTTTTGGAACGTTAACAAAAATTACAAAAGGTTATGCTGATAGTATATATCAGGCAAAGGCAAATTCTGGCGACTACATACAAAATCAAAATACAGGACTACAAACAGCATCTGCACTGATTAACGGTCAATTAAGAAGCGTGGCAACTGGTGGTTATACAGGTGGGAGTGAGCAAATTGGAGGCGGTATTGTAAATGCTGGAAATTTAGCATCTGTTCCATCCGTTGCAAGGTTTCACAACAACGGAAATAGTTATATAACAAAGATTACGCTTTCTGATAATTCACTTTCTGATGCCTATATTACTTATTCACCTTCTGCAACTGCAACATCAAATAAATTAGGATTTTGGGTTGGAAATACCACAACTGGCATGACAATAAATGGGAACGGTGCAGGAGTTCTGACATCAACATTAACGGCATCAAACTTCATCCTTTCGTCTGATCGTCGATTAAAGAAAAACATTATGCCAATTAACGTTTCAGGATTAGATAAAATTAAGTTTGTAAACTTTGAACTCAAAAATGATTCTACACACCAAAAAAGAGCAGGTGTCATAGCTCAGGAGGTTGAAGAAATTACTCCTGAATTTGTTAATACCGATGAAAAAGGAATGAAGAGTGTGCTTTATATAGATTTGCTTTGTACTAAAATAGCCCAAATGGATGCAAAAATAAAAGATTTAACAGAAAGAGTTGAATCACTCGAAAAGCAAGATAAAAAGAATCGTAAACATATTAACGCTTCAAAACAAATGATTATACAATGAAAAAATACTTACTTATATTAGTTATTGGCCTATTTGCCTTTTGTCCAGACATTCCCAATACCACAACATTTCGATTCAGTCAGGTTACAATGGCCGTCTATGGTGATTCGGCAAGCGGACGTAATTTGACTTCTGCCTTTGCGGATGCAACAGGAACTTTTGATCCTGCTTATGTTGGGAGTAAGACAAATTTGCTGAATTTTAGGAATTACCAAGCAGTTTGCACAAGACCCGGAGGATTGACCACGTTGGGAATTTATAACAACGTCGTGACCCCGACGGCATACACGCTGACGGCTGGAAATATCTGTAATGCAATTGCAACAGCTACCTCACTTACAGGTATTTCTACAATGAGTTTATTTACAGAGGGGGCTACTGTTTATTCAAGAGTTAATGGGGATACAGATTGTACATTAGCTCCCGATGGGTACTACATAGTCTTCATCTCTGGGACGGCTTATGGAATGTATATTGTTTCAGGAATATTACATTTTTATTATTGTTAAATTAGTAGATATAAATACAATTTTAACCCTTAATATTTACACAAATGAAAAATTTAAAAGACACGCTTTCAACAATTTGCGGATTCATTATTGCCGTTGCCGCAGGAGTAAAATTAAACGGCGTTGTATTACCCGCAACAATAGCCAATATTTTGGATGGTGCAGCAGTTTTATCAATTGCAATCGTAGGTTATTTGCAGGGTAAGAACCCAAATGGTTCAACAAAGGTTATTGATCCATCAACCGGACAACAAACAGTTGGAGACGTTCCTCCCAGTCCAATACCTCCAATCGTGCCGTGAAAATAAGCCGGTCATCGGTTGTTTGGATTGTAAAAACAAGTCCTGTTATCACTAATATTGCAGTGATGATAGGACTTCTTTGCACCTTTTTAAACCCTAAATTAATCAACCTTATTTCGCCAAACTTTTCAGCGGCTTTATTTACCTGTCTGGGTTGGTGGATGCTTTCAAAATATTTAGGGTTCTGTTTTTTTCATCAGCTTTTGATTTATAACCTTGCGTTAGTTTCTGTTTTGGTGTTTTTGCAGATCAATTGGCTATTATTCAATAATATAGTTTACATCCGGTTAATGCTTTTTAGTACAATATTTTCACTTTTTTGTTATTACTTTTTCCTAATTATCATCCTTAAAAAAAACCGAAATGGACGAACATAACGAACAACCAATGGTTTCAATACCAATCATGGAGCTTGTCAAATCCGGGCTTGAAAGAATCGAAAAGCAAGTTGATGGATTTGAAACAAAATTTGAAAAAAAATTAAATGATTTAAGTGATACGGTTGGCGAAATATGGGAAACACAGGGCAAACACTATGAAGAATGTCCAAACACGCCCATTTGCCGCACGATCATTATCGCTACAAAATATTGGCAATTAGTTCTTATGGGATTGCTTGGATTTATGATTGTTACCGCAGCCGGATTGACAACTGCTTATGAAACACTCATTAAACCAAAAGACAACACGGTTATAACCGATCCTGCGACATTGGAAAATGCGATCCGTGAAGGTAAGAATCCAAAGTTTAGGGACGGAGCGGTATTAAAACAATACGAAAAGAATTATCAGGAAGGTATTAAATCAATGAACAAATGAACGAGTTAAAACAAAGCACAAAGCTATCTCCAAAGGATTTTTGTACTGAATTTTTACCATTTGCGAAAGATTCAGAAGCCACAACAGGAATTGCCGCACTCGCAACATTAGCACAGGCAGCACTTGAATCGGGTTGGAATCAGTCATCTCCGGGATGGATGTTTTTCGGAGTCAAAGACACTTCAGGAATTGACGCAAATAGGCAACTATTAACCACAACTGAATATAGTCCCCGAAACAACGATGTATATCCGGTTGTAATTTCAATTGAGACATGCGTTCGAAATGGAAAAAACATGTTCAAATATCGGGTTAAGGATTGGTTTAGGAAATATGCTACACCCGCTGACTGCTTCACCGATCATGCTCAATTCTTTTTTAAAAATCCGCGTTATGCCGCAGCGTTGGCCGTTAAATCTGATCCGTTCAAATTCATTCAGGAAATCGCCAAAGCGGGTTATGCAACCGATCCAAACTATGCTGATACTTTAACCACGATAGCAAAAATGATTCAAAAATATATTGTGTAAATTTTTTAACTTTGCATAAATTTAAAAACTACAACATGAAAAAAACATTTTTAACTTTCGCGTTACTTTTAGCTTGCCTAATCTCGTTTTGTCAGCCGAATGCTATTAAATTGGTTCATTCCAATTACACAAGCTATTTCGATACCGTAAAACATTATCCTATCGAGGTTACGTGGTGGCTGACAAAATCAATGGTAAACTGTGTTAATCCGGTTCCCCGTGTGAATGATTTTAAATCCGATCCATTCCTACCTTTAGAGACAGGATTAACCAAAGATTACGAAAAGTCAGGGTTTGACAAAGGTCATAATTTTCCCTGTGATTACGCAATGTGTGAAGGTGCAAAAATCGAATCAGAATCGTTTTACTTTTCAAATATGACACCTCAGTATCATGGACTTAATGCGGGGACTTGGAAAACGCTTGAATCAGAATGTAAAAAATTAGCCTTAACTTATGACTCAATTCGTATTTATTGTGGTTCAATCGGCGAGTTTAAGAAAATTGGAAAAGTAAGTGTTCCAACCCAATGTTGGAAGGTGGTTTATATCAAAAAACTCAATCTGGTACACTGCTATATCTTTGAAAATTCAGGTAATAATATCATTAATATACGAAAGGAAATCGGAATATTCGACCTGGAAAAATTAACAGGTTTAAAATTCAAATTCAAATGATAGCAATCAATTTTATTTTAAAAAACTGGAAATGGATCGTTTCCGTTTTAATTATCGGACTTCTGATTTATTTCATTAGCCGTTCACACAGCCTAAAAGAAGATAACAACAGGCAAGCCGGAAATGTTCAAACTATCCGGGATTCGGTTCAAATTTTGAATTTAAAAGTAGGCGAATATAAAAACCTTCAATTCAAAGATAAATCAATTATTGACAGTCTTTTTAAGGCTTCAAACTTAAAGCCACGCAATGTTGAAAAGGTTACCATCATTAATACCGTATTTAAGGACACCGGAAGCGTTAAGGTCGTATATCGGGACGTTATCAAACAACCAGACAATAGCTTTAAAATTCCGGTGTCTTTTTCCTCTCTATGTTGGTCTATGCGTGGCGCGATCTTATCGCGTGACAGTTTGTCACGGTTAGACATCTTAGAGCGATCAGCAAATAACTCAGCTTCGTTAATTGTGACTAAGCAAAGAAGGTTTTTATGGATTCTTTGGGTGACTCATAAAGCTGAATACAAGTTAAATTCTGAATGCGGTAAAACTTCAATTACAGATATTACGTTTGTGAAATAATTTCACCACGCCGGAATGAGTAGTTCCGGTTCGACGCAAAAGCGTTTAATAAAGGCCGCCTCGATTATGGGACGGCTTTAAACATTATATTAATTGCGTATATACAGCCTAATTGGGTGTATATATACATTACGTATAGCAATGAGTTAGCCACCATTTAAGGCAGCATATACAGCCAAATGTCATTGCTTTCTTTGCATTTTACATAGTCCTTATATCCCCTGCGTTTATACCATTCATACACCCACGTTCCTTCTTTTACCTTTAGTTGAGAACTGGCATGATTATCTTTCGCTATCTGAATGTGTAAGTCTAACAATTTAGAAGCAATGCCATTCCCCCTCGCTTCTTTATCAACATGCAATCCTTCTAAAAATACCACTGTTTCATCATCATCATACCAATATGTTCTGGCATAAGCCCTCCCACTTTCTTCAAGCATGTGAATTGATACGCCCCAATTTGTTTTGTCTTGGTGTTTAATAAAACGGTGGCTAACAACAGGTTTAACCAATAAAGGTTTCCTGCGTATGCGATCAATAGCGCGCTTAATAAAGTTTTTCATAATTTGATAATTTAGTTATTTTAATTCCTTTACTGGTCAAACCTGCGACCGTTAGGGTGCATTTAAGAAACACCCTTTTCAGAGATTAAATACTGTCGGATATATTCACGACCTTTTGATACAAAATCACGAAGCGTTAAATCCTTGTGATAAAATGTACAATCTTTTACACTTTCTTCTGGAAACCACCCTGTGTCTATTAGGTTGTCTAAATCGTTTAAATAGTTTTCTAACTCTTTAATTTTATGTTCCATTTTGATTAAGAATAAACGCACCCTAACAATGTATATAGCAAATTGGGGGTGTCGTTCCAATTTGAATATTTGTGCTGTTAATTTTCTTTCGTGCGGCTCGACAGGGTAGCACTTTTTAATCCCCAACTTGCCATATACCCAACGTTAGGGATCAATTGCGTTCGCTCCAAATCATTTTGCCCTGATCCAACAACAATCTTTGCACTCTTCAATTAAGTAGGTATTTATATAATTACTACTTCCGCATTTAGGGCAAACTGATTTATCGTTCACTTGAATCCCTTCATTTAAAATTTTAGAGAGCCTTAGTATCAGGGCGTCCACTTTTTTAATTTCCGATATAACAACGAGCCCGTCTCTAAAATCAACTGCGAATTGCAGATTTACTTTGATCTGATTTAAATCTTTAATAATTTCTTTCATGACTAAAATTTTAAATTCTCGGTATTCAAATTGATCCCTAACGCTCGGCGGCCTGTACCTAAAGGCCTTATAGTGTCGCGAACGAACGTGACCCTAACAACGATTAAACCTCATTTAACCCTCTCTCCTTTTCGTACCTCAAAGGCGGGTTAAACGAAGGTTTAGCCGCCGAGCGTTAAACAATTTAAAAAGCGTTGCGCTTAATCCTGTTTTTCGCGGACAAGAATAGTTTTTGATTTTCGACAAAGTTTTCTTTATCGGACACAATTTCTATTCTGAGAGTATCAAGTTCTGCCATCGTATTGCAGTTTTTAATCTTGTCTGCAATATTTGACTTAATCGGTTCTAATGCTGTTATTTCACACCAAGAACCATTTTTGCCGTGATTTACAAAAAACACATCTCCGATTGAATAAACTCCTTCTTCTTTTCTTTGATGTGGTTTTTTAGTCGGCTTGGCTTCCATTGTTTTTGTCATTGTGCTACTTCTTCCAGATATGTATTTTAAATCTGGATCGGTATCAAAAATTGAATAACCGTTTGTGTCTGTGTGTTGATAAATTACCATGATTGAAAACTGTTTATAACCCCAGCTATATGTCAAGTCGGGTATTGTTTGTAATTCGAGCGACTTAACCCGCCCGTTGGTTTGTGCAGCTTGACAAATTTTCTCTCCGCATCCCGCCCTGCACATAGCTGGATACCGTTAGTTGCAAGGCTGGTTTTTCGCTTTTAATGAAGTTCGTATGAACTTGACCAAAAAAGAAAAAGCCAGCGCACCGCTATTCGTAAGAATCATCATCTTTATATCTGACATTTCCTTCATCATCATCATATTTGTGTTCATCACAAAATTCAGTAGAGTAATGTCCACATCTATCGCAATATTCACAACTATGTGTTATTTCGGCAACTTTAAATGGGTTTCTCGAATTTTCATAACACCTTAATAATTTAGGGCTTTTCAATCTTTTTATGTTTTTTGGCTCTCCATCAAATTCAATATATTCAGCCATCCAATACCTTGCGCCTAAATAACCATCAATATATTGAGGAGCTTGAATCTTTTTATCATCACCACCAGAACCAGAACTATAAGCTCTTAAATCATTTTTATCACCTTCGTTTGCGAAAAAATCCCAATATTCAGGTCTCCAATAAGGTTCTTTAGCCGTATCTACAAAAAATATAGTAACAACGCTATGAGGTAATCCATCTTGATATTCGATGTAAATTACCTTGTGCTTTTCATTATCTATTAAGTATTCCATCGCTATTTTTCTTTTTTTACTTTATCACTTTTAATCAAATTCGTGCCAGTTTTACCGCCCAGACAACTAACACGCATCATCCTCCTTATCGACCAAAATCAACCCGTCTTTAAACTTAAATTTCAAACTTCCAGAAGGCTTCACGACCTCATCTAATTTTAGATCGTAAAACTTTCCCGAATCAGAATCGTAAAAAACCATAGTCTTTACAGTTCTTCCGTCAATATATTGAGTCGTTTCATACCATCCGGCTTGAAGGTTATTTTTCATATTGTTTGATCTTTTCTTTATATAATTTGATCAATATTTCGTATTCAAACTGAGTTATTTTTGTCTTATTGAATTTTCGCATTTCCAAATCTTCAACAGCTTTTAACCCATATTTTTTAATCAGTCCTTTGCGATAACCCTGTATGTTCCCTTCATCAAAACGATTATCGGATCGTCCCTGAGCATTGCAATTTATTTCATCGTATCGGGTTGACATATGTCGGCGGTTCAAATAATGTCCGCAATCTGAATCCTGCCACCTCATTTTTTTACCTGAAGAAATACAGGTGATCATTCCATTTTCGTCTGCATCCCGTTGTCGGATGAAAAGAGAAAAAAGATCGTCAAGTTTTCGTTTGAGTGTTTTTTCAGATTGTTTAACGGTTTTGATTCGCTTTACTTTCGATTTAGAGGCTGTTTTAACCGCCTGTTCTTCCTGAACCATTCGTTTCCCCATTTGCTCAATTCTCTTGTCAAGTTTCCTTTGGTAGTCGCATTCCCTGCAATAATTTGACAACGCAATACATGAACCATTCAAAATTGGTTCAAATTCTTTGCGACAGTCTGGATTTTTGCAGAGTTTCATTATTTATCTCTTTTCTACCATCATTTTAACGCACCCGTCTTTCATCATTTTTAAACCACGCGCCTTTTTAAGATCATCATGATAATCTTCGCCCGCCTTGTATTTGCGGACTATTTCCTTTTCAACTTCTTTCAACTGATTACTGTAATCAATTAATTGCTCATGCAGCATTTCAAATATACTCATTTTAATAAAGTTTAATGTTCAATTCTCCTGTCTAATTCGTCTCTCATGGCTTTTTAATATGGTAAATCATCAAAATCATCTTGTGGCTCCGGTGGTCTTACTCCTGTTTCTATAGCGATAATATCAAATTTATGTTTTAAAACACCCTTTTCTGCATACCTTTTTTTCCATGATAAAATATCAGAAAGTATTGATACGTTGTAATTTTCTCCCTCAAACTCAACAATATCAAAAAATGATTTAGGATCAATTCTAATATCAATTTTCGTATAAAGACCGTCAGAATGATTTTTTTTGAAGCAAAAATCAAAATCGTTACCATCACTTCGCGCCTCTAACCCATTATCTTTAATGGTTATTTCATTAAAGACATCTACGGTAATGTCTAAATCAGAATCATAAAGTGCCCGTTTAAGATCAACCCCTCTTATCATTAACCCAATACTCCCACCTACGTGAGATAATGGGTATTTTGCTTGAAATTCTTTTAGCGTTTCAAGTTTATGTAAAATCATTTTATTCATGGCGTTTTCATTTCAATAAAGTTTAATGTTCAACTCTCTTGCTCTTCTCTTAATTCTTTCAATCATCCTGTCCCTATTCGCTATTTCTGCCTGTTGCTTTTCGATTTCAGTTTTAGCCTCTAATTTTCGCAATCGCTGATCGTCATAAGCAAATTGGAGTTCTTTTTCATCATCGCTTAGTTCGGGATTGAATTTTTTCATTCGTACCCGTGAAAATTTTCCGTTAATTGCTCGGCTTTTTCGAAGTCGCTCAAAGAAAGTTCTTCGATCATTTGTGCCGCCTCCATACAGGCAAGTTCCAGAAGTTCGATTTTCACCGTTCTGGGATTGTTTAAGATTTCAATCAGTTGTTTCTTTTCCATAACTTCAATTTTTCTGCAAAGTACAAAACCTAATAATGCGATTTACATTTCATGTTGTGTAACATCTTTTTGATATTTTTCAAACCAAAATATACCGTCCCACAATTTAACTTCGATCATTCTAAACCTTAAGGCGTTGCGATACGTTGCATTTTGATCAAATAATCGTTCTGGTATCTTTTGTAGCTCTTTGCGAAATGTCTCAACACTCATAGTCGACTTGTAATTATTGCATTTGGGACATGCCGGATATTTAACAAGGTCGTTTTCTGGCTTAATTGGAATACCGAAATTACTCCAATCTCGATAAATAGGGGTAACATGATCTATCTGCATATACTTTCCGGATTCGTTCAATAACAAACACCCGCAATATGCACACCTTTTATCAAACATCAGCCAAATATTTTTTCTATTTATTTTCATTTTTCGCAGTATTTTTTCCAGTCAATATCTGGCTCTGGGATTTCACATCCTAAATATTCAGCGCAATATTGCCGTATCGCATTACAATAAGCCATTTGATCAACGGTTACAAATTTAGATTTTCTAAGCGGTACATTTACAATTTCGCCAGTTTCCCGATTTAAAACTGGCCGATTTGCATAGAGAGTTTTCCAGAAATCATCAACCTCGTCAATCGTTTCAAATTCATATCCGGCATCATTAAGCGCAATCATTGAAAGCGGATAAATTGAAGAGTACAGCCAACCGAATTGTTTTGGTGTTGATTTTGCGTAATACTTTTCAACTGTGATTTTAAGTTTGCCGACCATTTGCGATAAGGCGGAATTAAAAGCCGACCTATTGTGAATCTCAAGGGGCTTATCCTTTTCCTTTGTTGCAAAAGCGGTAATTTTTTTCATCTTGTCGGTATTTGTCCTGTAAATTCATTCGCTCCCTCGCATAACCCTCTCCGAAAAGCCCTAATTCGCCTCATTTGAGAATGTTTGCCGTTAATTACAACTCGAATCATTCCGCCCCAGGTTTGAAGGTTGCCGGAAAGTTTCTGAAGATCAAATATTGTAGGCTTCATTTCTGATTACAGGTTGATTACTTCAAGATTTCTGATCGTTTCCTCAATGTCCACAAATCGTAAAAAACCATAGTCTTTATTGATTTTATCGCAAATTTTTTGTTTAATTTTTGCGATACACTTTTTTGGATCATTCAAAGTGTAACAGCTTGAAAAAATGCCATTTGGAAAATATAATTCCTTCGTAACGATTGAAACATTGACATCCTCGATATAATGATTGTAGCTCTCCTTTTCTTGGTCGGTTTTTTGGCGATCAAACAGAGTAATATATTCATCGGACAGTGCGATTTTACGCGGTGTTTGATGAACTATTTTTAATTCAGTTATGAAAATACCCTGTTTGTTAAATGTTGAGCGATTTAACATTGATGCTGCGTCTCTCATATTTACCTCAACAAAATAAACTGTCTGACCCTTTTTTGTTTCAAATTTGAATTTAATGCTTTCCTTTTTCATGGCTTTTTGTATTTTTTATATTTTTCAAGTTGCTTCCGGTCGTTGATTTGACCCTTCGACTCCAACACCTCCATTTGAGGAGTGAGATATTTAAGCCGGTCTTTGCCGGTTGTGATTGGGTGATTATAATCTCGTTGTGCTTTCATGAAGCCTAAGCACCCTTGAGTGTTCTGAACGGTTATCGAAGATGAAATCCCTTGCTTGCTGTTCTGATAAATGAGAGTTAATCGCTCCTTTTTGATGTGAGAACTGTCCGGTAGCCTCCAGTTTTGCAATCGTTTCAAGTATAGTTTCAGGATCATAATTGTGTTCAATTGCATACAAATCATATCCCTTTGCTGTAATACCCTCCAAGTGCATCGAATCGGTTGCGTGGAAAATCTTCGTTTCGCCTTTAAATATTCGGTAGCCACAATTTTCAACATCGTGGTACAGCTTGAAAGGACTGATCGAAAATGAACCATAATCATAAACCTGTCCAATTTCATAAACATCAACATTACGAGCAAACGACACTTTGTCTGCCATCCATTTACAGCAACCTACTCGAAGCGATGGACGCTCTTTTGTCAACTTATGAAGTGTGCTAAAATTGAAGTGGTCTCCATGCTCATGAGTCAATAAAACAAGCTGAATATTATATAAGTCATTTTTCAAGGAGGCAAAGGAAATGCCGCAATCGACAAGGATTGATCCATGATAGAGAACGGCGTTCCCAATGCTACCCGATGAAATTACTTTAAACATTAAAGTTTAATTTTTTCTATTGTTGGTTCCTGTTTTGGTTCATCCTGTGGAATAACCTCGGCCTCTTCGTAACGATTTCCCGTGACTTGTTCGGCTTCGTCATTGTCGGATTCAAAAGCCTTTGCAAATTCAGTTGTCATCAGTCCATAAGTTCCAAGCAATCCCTTCAGAACTGTTTTAAGTGCCATTTTTGGCCGTGCATCCGGATCGCTCCATTTGCTTTTCATTGATTTGTACTGTTTGTCGGATTGATACATTTTGGAGAAGCGCAAAGCATGATCTTCAATTTGATTTTCGGTCATGTAAAGCGAAGCAGTAAAACCTGACATCAATTCGAGGTAGGCAATATATCCAACAATGTTTGCCTTTGGATTGTCCCCCAAAAAGGTCAATTCGCCAGTAATTTTATTGCGCTTAATTTCGCCTTCTCTGATTTCGGTTGCGTTAATGAAGCGGTATGCACCGGTTCTGATAGCGAGCTGAATGATTCCTTTGTACCCGATCTGAAACGATGGAACACCCTTGTAGGGAATAATATAAGCATATCCAAGATTCTTGTTCAATGGAAGATTTAAGGCCGTAGCGTTTAAGGCGCATTTCATCAGCGATCCTGGATCACATTCGGCCAGTTTTGTATCGCCGTCACACATGGCGATTAGGTTACTTACAAATTCAGCTCTTTTTTCCTGAAGTGTTGCTTCAAGGAATTTAGACGTTGAGGGCATATTCAAAAAATTAGCAACTGATTTTGGCTGTTGTGTGGCCGGAGTCTGATTTTCGTTTGACATGATGATTAAATATTTGTGTACGTTAATTTATTTTCAATTAAATACGCCTTTAGGTCAATAAGTTGAGACATAGTTCCGGTAACTTCAAAAGAGGCTGAAACTAATTTTTCAACATGTGCGGCCACCGTTGGGGCAGATATTGGTTCGGCAGCGAATGACAATGTTGGCGCAGGCGCGTTCTGTACTGTTCTGGCAACTTCGGCCACGGGAGCAGGTTGAATTATTACAGGCTTGGTTAATGTCTCCAACTCGACAAATCGTTTCTGAAAATCATCTTTTGAAAGGTTTTCAATATCGGAAATGGTAATGAACACATTGACATCCTGAACCCAATTAAAGGACTTCGTCATTTCGTGTGATACCATTGCAAGGCTTCTCAAAAGTGTTTGTCTACGATTGGTTTCGGCCTGTTTGATTCTTTCAGCCTGTAATTTTTCGGATGCTTTTCGTTCTGAGACGGCTGTAATTGCTTTTGAGGCGTTCAATGTTTTTTTATATTCTACAAATATCTCAGCCGGATTTTCCTGAACATTGATAAGAAGTACATCATCGGCAACACGTTGAACAAACTCATTACATTTCTCTTTGTAGGCCTTTTCGGTGGTCGAAAGGTTGATTTCGAGGCCAACATCTTCAAATTTTAAGAAGTCAATCTTTTCAACAGTGCAAAGCTCACTGAAGTACCGCATGACGTTTGCTTTCTTGGTTGCCTTAATTTTGTCCTCAACGATGGCAATTTTATCCTTTATGATTTCAACTGCCTTTTTATATTTCTCAGATATTTCAACCTTGTAAATGGCATCAAATTCAAGGTAAGGATTTGAAACGGCTTCTTTAATAGCCTTGCGTTGAGCTTCGTACTCTTCAAACTCCTTATTAAGTTCGATGCGAAGCGTTTTAAGAGATTTAACGGTGTCTTCGGTCGCAACAAGGTTGTCAATATTTAACCCCGCAATCCTTTCTGTTACTGATTTGCCAACTTCAGCAAGTTTGTGCTGAATAATTGGGTTTTGAATTAATTTGATTTCTGTTGACATGTTTTTGAGTTTTTTACTGTTTCAAATTTACTTATAATATTTATAATATCCTATTGTTTAAGGCTTAAACAGGTTATAATAATCCTGAGATATACTCTTCTTTGTGATATAGGTACATTTCCCGATTATGAAGTATTTTTTTAGCCTCGTCTGATTCGGCCTGCTCTTCAAGTTTTGACACCAAATCCCATTCGGAGGCACGTAATTCGAATGCTTTATTAATTAAATCTTTGTCTTTTTCTGTCATCACCTTAGTTTTTTTTGTAGTCCCGAACCCAATTGTCCGGGACTGTTTTTCATCATGAAAAGCTCACTTTCTGTTTGGTGGCAGTTGAATCGACTGAGCTACAAAATTGAATTATATAAAATCTAATCGTGCCGGAGACAAATCGAATTGTCATTGAGACTTTCGGCGTTATGACTTGGTAGCTGAGTTCGAAAACTCTCCAACTTTATCCGAAATCCGAGTCCGGCGGGTAATTATTCTTTTAAAAGAAGTTTTGCAACGTCATCTTTTAACATCCCGTTTTCATGCAATTTCGCAACAATCTGAGAGGCAAAAAGCATGTCGTATCTTTCTTTTAGTGTTTTGGAAATTGTATCGGATGCTCTGGTTGTTTGTGCGGTCAGAAATTCTTTGAGTTTTGACCCGTCAAGTTGAGTGCGCTCCAATTCTTCGGTCATCCATTCGGCAATAGAACACATTTCGCCAGAACTGTACCGTTTTTTAACTTTTGCATTTACGACAAGCTCTGTAAACGTGTCTGTAATAAGTGACTGTTTGTGTTTTTCAACCTCGATAACAATCGCCTTGTTAAACTCTTCACCAATTTTAGCCTTCCAGTCTGCCAACACCTTCGCTTTCACGTCGTAAGAAATGAAATCCTTAATTTGATTAGAGAAGCTCACTCCATCTTCTTCGGAATAAAAATCTTTTAAATCTACCTCTACTGTAATTTTCATGTTTTTTCTATTTAATTGTTTGATTTTAAGAACCTGATACAAATGTCGTCATAATAGCAATAGGTCGGTAGAAAGCTGTTGAAGAACATGTTTTGAGAATCACAAAAATATTAAGTGATAATAAAACTCTCCAAACCACCAATGGTTGATTTGAATTGATGGTCTCCACCTTTCGTCTCCACGATCAATCTTTATTTTAAAGACGATCTTTTCTGTTGTCGGAAAATATGTGTATCTCATTTTGCTTCAAATTTATTACAAGTTTGATCATCCAATTTTTCAGTATATTTTTTGCGGTTAATGCAATTTCCAAGATGTACGCCCCATTTATGGAAATATTTGCAGTTCTGGCAGACCTTCTTTTCTCTTGAAGGTGAAATGTCAATGATCGTATTAATGTCAATGATCGTATTAATGTCAATTATTTGAAAGATATTTAAAAACAAACTTCAATCAGCTTATCAATTGACGGCTTAAGCAGTCTAAAATACTCCCACTTTTCTTTTGGAATATCGGACTCCTCGATACAATACCAAAAAAGTATGGGTAGGGGCATTTTGAAATATTCGGCAATTTTCTCATATATTTCAACACTTGGTATTTTTTTACCTTTCTCAATAAGTGATAAATAAGTTTGTGAAATCCCAATAGCCTCGGCTAATTGTGACTGTCTTAATTGCGGTACTCGTTCTTTGCGCAATTTTTTAATGGCAATTCCAATTTTCATATTTTAAATTTTCACAAAGTAAATAAATATTTCTTACAATTACAAATAAAGGGTAAAATATTAACAACGGTTTCAAATTATTATTAATTACCATCCGCCTTTTTGTTCTGATTCGCAAAAATTAAGGCGGCTTTAAAGAATTAAAACGGACTACCCTCTTTTTTGTCAACTTCGTAAAAGCTCTCATTGGGATGAATTTTTGAATTTTGGATGAAGCGGACACGCTTCCTGATTTGCTTTAATTTTCAATAACCCATTATGGGTTAATTTACTTTTTCTCGTTTTGCAATAAAAAAAGAAAGAACCTCCACATTGCCATCTTTCGCAAAATTCACACGTCTTACATTTTAGGGTAATTATTTTACGCTGTAATTTTTGAAGATCAGAAAGTTTAAAAAGTGTGTCCATAATATTATTTTCTAAATGATTTACCGTCAATAATAATCAAATTAAACATTTCAACATACCGATCATTCAACGCTTTATCGTCATTGTAAGGCATTGAGTTACTTGTTATGTGTGTTAATTTTCCCTGATTCTGAAAAATATCATACCGAATCATCATAAGATTGTTAATGATATGCTTTGCTTCTGTACCGTAGATTTTTTCGTCGATTTTTTTACCAAATTCATTAATAAGTAAATGCCTGGGATTATTAAAACCATCCTCATTAATGCAATTTGTGAACTTATTGAGGTTGTTTTCTTTTTTGTAACTCTCAATAATTTCCTCAATCGAAGTAACCATAAAACCATTACCATTAAACGGCCACCAGTCGGCAAGCCATTGCCTGAAACACTTCATTAAGGTAGATTTTCCTACTCCATACTCACCAGATAAGTAAATGCCTTTATTCAGGTTTAAATTGCCCTCAAGTCCTAAAAAGTAGGTGCAAATATCATTCAGCGGCTGAATTAATTCTTTTGTGACAATAAAATCAGGACAAATGGATCGTGCCGAAATCATAAAGGCGTTTTTAATTTCAACAGTTAATTCCTTTTCGATGGTTTTAATCTTACCTAAATTGACCGACTTTTTTTCGTTTCCCTGTTGGATGATTTTTGAGATGTGTTTCATTTTTATTTTTGGTTAAATCGTGCTAAATAGTCCTTTTGCTCTTGAGTAATTTCCTCTTTAATTAGCAAAGTGTTTGTTTCTGTTTCTGGAAATTCTTGCATCCAACATTTTTGATTTATCCATGTTGATAGATTTTTCCATTCTGGACAAAATTTATTTAATTCTCTTAATTTTGCTTTGTGTGATTTTTCTTTTTCAAGGGCTGGTAATAAAAGATCAATATCTCCATTCTGACTTTTTTTGATAAATTTATCAAGTTCACATTGAAAACCGCACTTTGTACCAGGGTATGATTTTCTGAAAATCTCAAACTTTTCGCTCAATGCTTTTTTATTATTTACAACTGTATTTTCATCTTCATTTCCATTTCCCATATGTTTATCATGTGATTTTGATATGATTTTAGTCTTTTTTGTCTTGCCTAATTTATTCTCTGATCGACTTTTAGAATAGTTGTATCGCTTAATAATTTCCTCTTCAAGTCTAATATTATAGTATTTTCCCTCCTCGTCTTTTACAAACTTTTTAAATATTTCTTCATCATATTTTTTACATATAAATATCATATGATTTTCGAGTAAATGACCTGTTAAATGCTGAGCACAAAGCAGACGAATATATTTACCCACTTGTTCATCAGAAAAAAACATTGTGCCACTCATAAAATTATCTGAGTAGAAGAGAAAAGCCGGATCTTTCATAAAGGATCGGTATTTATATTAAGAAATTTTTTTATTTCGTAAATTGCCGACCACCTCCTGATACTGTCGCATTCCGCTTCTGCCCTTGCAGTAAGGTCATATCTTAATTTATCTAAATAACCACTATTACACGCAGAAGATAGATTGTCTAAAAATTCAACATCGTCTATATGCTCAGTAAAAACAGTTAAAAGAAATTTAATATTTTCCGGTGTGTTTGGATTTATATCGTTTGCTACATCTAATAATGACAAAATTTCACGATAAATATCTGGGATATTCTCTTTTATTATATCTTCTTTTTTGTGCGTTTTTTCGTGGCAATCTTCGCAAAGAACCTGAAAAACATCATTGTCGTACTCCCATGGCTCGCGCCCTTTCAAATAAAAACGGTGGTGAACATGAAGGGTTTTCACTTCTGATTTACATTCGTCACACTTGAATTTATGAAGGTTTAAAATTTCAAGCCTTTTCTTTTGCCATTTAGGACTTTTAAGTTTGTCTGAGTAAGTCATATTTTAAATGTGTAAATTTTTGATGAAAAAAAGAGCTTATTTAAGTTTAACCAAAACTGCACCCTTTACGTGGAGTGTGTTTAAATTACCTTCTTTGATTTGCTGATTTACCCACTGAGGCGTTTTGCCGACCAGTTTAGCGTATTCAGTTTGTGTTGCCACATCCTGTCGTATTTCCTTTTTTGGCATACTTTAAATGTTTAAATTTTTCATTCAAAAATTACCCCTATTCACGGGGCAACGGGACAAAGCTACAAAATTAATTTGAATTAAACTACTTTTCCTCAGAATTTTCTTGAATCAAAAGAAGATTGGCGATTAATTGAGTTAACCCATCTTCTGAGACAGTAAATCTTTGCTCTTTAAGTTTTCTGACCCGCGAAATTTCACCGTCATTTGTCCTTATGTAGCCAGCTTCATCAGTGACAAAAACTAACTCAAACCGCTTTTTAAGGACTTCATTTTTCTGTTCGTTTATTTTTTTCTCAAAATAAACATTTGATCGTACTTCTGCTAATTGTTTCATGTTTCTTGTTTTTAGTTTTAATTTAAACCGGAGCCGAAGCCCCGGCTGAAAAGTCCACGTCTTACGCAGCCATTTTCATTTCTAAAGATTTGCCTTTTACAGCTTTAATGCTCTCCGTTACCTTATTTCTTCGCTGTCAATACCGGTCAGCCCCAAATATAAAGCCAGATATTTTTATCATATAAATACCTCCGAGTTAATTACCTGTCGTATTTCAGATGGCTTTATTCGATCATTTTTAACCGATATCTCACAGTATATGTTTAATGAGAGGCATATCTGGCTAATCTAATTGGCGATTAGCGTGGAGCTGGCGGGAGTCGAACCCGCGTCCAAACGAATTTTACTAATAACTTCAACGAACATTGAAAAGGGGGAAGGATTCGAACCTCCGATTGTTTAAACATTACCACTCTGTCACCCCTCAGCGATATACTATTAACAAGCGGTATATTGGCGCCATTTATCAATGCAAAAATACAAAATAAATCAATACTTCCGACTTAGCGGACAAGTTGAAACCCGATTTACTTTCATCGTTTTTCCATCACCCTTAACGATATGCCGGTGTTTGTGATGTTTCTTAGTGTGCCCCCAGACTGCATTCATTTTGGCCGTTCTGGCGTTGTTATTAGAAAACCAACTTGTCGAAATTGGAAGTCGAGTTTCTGCCTGAACCGCACAGGAAAAGCAACAGGCGAAGATAATCAGGAGTAAAAATACCGCGATGGGCTTTGCTGATTCAAATTTAATTGTTTTCATTTTAAAATAATTTTGGTTGTGTATTGATTTTGTTAACTTTACTTACTCGTTCATTTCTAAGATTTGCGTAAAAAATCATATTTCTGTAAGCGAACCGAAGGATGTTGTAATTTCCGGAATTCGGTTTAAAGCCTCGTTTATTCCAGTCCTTTTTGACTTTCGAAATAAAGCGATTTTGAGACGAATACCATGCGTTCATCGCCACTCTTCAGATTTCGAATAGTCGGTAATATCAACAAATTCGCCGGATTCATTCAGTTCCCAATCGTGAGACTCCTGAGTTTTTATTCTGGATCGGAGATAAAGGTCCAAAACAACAGAAACAAATCCCCAAAAAATCAGGAAATAAAAAACAATGGATTGAAGCAATGTGAAATCTTTCATGGCGTTTATTTTTTAGTTACAAATTTAAGAACTACTAACTTATCGGATGTTTTTTCATCCTTTAAAATGTTATTTGTCACAACAAGAAGATTGTTTGCGGAATCGTCAGTGAATGAATCATGAAGTTCTTCTCTTAAAATTAATGCAATTACTCCAGATTTAACGCCAGCCAATGACTCAATACTAATTAGATCGTATTTAATCAACCGTTCAGGAGTGAAAAAGTCCCTTATTTTTTTTGATGGTGTCATAGTTTTAATTATAAATAAGAATAGTTACGGCTCCTTCCCTAAACTCTCCCATCATTACGCCGTCACACGTAGCCCTTTCTTTCGTGCTTAAGTTTTTCCATTTTGAAATACTACGTTCACCCATCCATAGGGCAATAGGCTCGCTTCCACACATACTTCCGTAACTGTAGCCATTTTCATTACACCAATTACAGGCCGCATAATATGCCTCGAACGTACCTTTGTTTTCAAATTTTACTGTTTTTATTGGTTCTCTTTTCATATTTTTCAAATTTTCTGCAATTTAGTTTAATGCTCAATATAATTCACAAAAGCTGTTAAAGAACATATTTAGAACGGACAGGATTGTTTTTTCGCCTTGACCCTTAATTTTGGAAGATCATTTTTTAACTTCTCTTCAATTGCCAATCGAATAAACCTCGCGGGTAAAATCTTAAATTCCGTTTTCAACTTATCCAGTTTCTCCCGCTGAATTATTGAGAGCTTAATCCTGTATGTTTCAGTATATTGTTTCATAAAAAGCCGTTATTTTATTGGTTGTATTTATGAGTTCAGGTTCAATTACGTCGCTCCTTTGGTCGCTCCTAAAGTTTCTTCATTTAAAATTTGAAATGAGGACCAACCGGGATAAATGGCCGAAAATAAAGTAACAACCTCCCTATCCGTTAGCATTTCAAATTTGTCAATATCAGCGATTAACTGATGTCCATCCTTAAAGGTGATTCTAATAACTGTTCTCATATTTCAAATTTTAAATTCCCAAAACTTTAATTGAACCTGAACGCTCGGCGGCCTCTCCTATAAACATTTCCGCGTCGCGAAGTAACTGCACAGAACAACGATTATCTGCCATTAAGGCTATCGATCCGTTCGTGCCTCACGTCTCCCGCCTTAACAGGCAGATAGCCGCCGAACGTTAGCACCTATTTAAACAGCGGCTTGCAATCAATAGCTCTGTACCTAAATATATGCCGTTCATCAACCCCCTCGCAAACGCAAGCAACCACATCAACAAGTTCATCATGGTTATTTTCTTGTGGATTATACATTACAGGAACTTCAACCCACGCTGTTGATTTTAGCGTTCCAATTACCTTATGATGGTAATGCTCATTATTTGACCCGTACCTATGTTGTTCAATTGTGCAATAATCACCAAATTTAAAAACAGGTGCTAACACAGGCTCAACCGCAATAGCGGGTTTAGTGGGTCTTGTTGCTTTCGTCTTCGTTGTCATATTTGTTGTATTTTGATTGTTAAGTGTTTCAATTTCCGCTACATGCGGTTAGCCTCAAACGTTATAAACAATAATCAGATTGCCACTCCGAAAGAGACTTCTTTTGCAGCCCATTCCTGGTTCTCTATTTTATGTTTATTACATCCTTTATTTTTGTGAAGTTTTGTAAAATCATTTAACCATCTTACAAAATCTTTCAAAAATGGAGCTGGCTGAGTCAAATGACTTTCTTCTCCACAGCACGAGCATTTAAGGGTTGATGTATATTTTTTATCCCTATGCGTATCTTTTATAAAATGCTGGTTACAAATCTTTTCCATAAAATTACTGTTTATAACACGGGCTAATATGCAATTGCCCGATAAGTTTAGTGCAATATTTAAAATTTGTACACGGGCAACTGCACATAGCCCAATTCGTTAGGGTGCATTAAAAAGTCAGCCCCCGATGACCGCATATCAAACATTCAACTGTTGAATCATTCCAAAACCTTAATTCACTTAATGGATGTAAGCATTTTGATTTATTTTCCTCAATTAAATAATCGTAAAGTTTACCAGCATTAGATAAATCAATATGTGTTTTATCTTTTCTAATTACACTTCCAGGTCTGTATTTTTTACCAAAATCAAGCTCCCATAAAAAATACTCAATCCAACTTTCGGCATGTTCATCATTCATTGCCTTTTGCAGATATTTAATAAGCTCATTATTTACCCAGTGATTATCATATCCGCTCGTGTAATCATTTGGTAATAATGTTTTAAAAGCAGTATTACATTTCTGGTCGTGCTTATACTGTTTTTCAATTGCTTCCATGGTCTCTAAAAAAAGAGATTTTGAAACAATAACGCACCCTAACACAGGCTCAACCGCAATAGCGGTGGCAGTGGGTTTCGTAAGTTTTTCTTTCTTTGCCATATTCGTTGTATTTTGATTGTTAAGTGCTTCTAATTCCGCTACATGCGGTTAGCCTCAAGCGTTATCGCTAAGGCTATTTCGTTGCTGTATCTGGGAGCTTTGAAGCAATCCACAATAAAGCCAAAGGTGCTACGATTGTTAAAATAAAAGTTGTCATAATCAAAGTTTTTAAGAGCAACGTTGCTCACCCGAAAACCCCGCTACCTTTCGATAAGCGGGGCAAGTCCCGAAGAACTTTGAAAACTTCGAGGCTTAATATTGTACTGCCATTTCGCGACTAATAAAAAAGTGAATACCTGATGAACATTCATTAAAACGCTGTTCATCAAAATTTTCAACCGAAACAACCTTTCCAATAGTGTAAATAAAATTACAGTCGTGATCACTGCAAATATTTTTGAGTCCAGATTTTGAACTATCAATGTTTTCAATTGAAATAACCTTTGCAGATGAACACCTACATTTTAAAGATGTTGCATTTGAGCGTTTTGCATCCTTGCAAATTTGAATTTTAACAATATATCCGCCTGCTTTCTTCCATCCAATAAACGACCCCTCAGACGGACATAAGGGCAATAAAAATCCGGTGGTTTCAGATAGACGTAAATCGCTCAGGTCTGCACCGCTCAGGCTTGCACGTCTCAGGTCTGCACCGCTCAGGCTTGCACGTCTCAGGTCTGCATCGCTCAGGTCTGCATCGCTCAGGTTTGCACCGCTCAGGTCTGCATCGCTCAGGTCTGCATCGCTCAGGTTTGCACCGCTCAGGTCTGCACCGCTCAGGTTTGCACCGCTCAGGTTTGCACGTCTCAGGTCTGCATCGCTCAGGTCTGCATCGCTCAGGTTTGCACCGCTCAGGTCTGCACCGCTCAGGTTTGCACCGCTCAGGTCTGCATCGATCAGGTTTGCACCGCTCAGGCTTGCACCGTCCTCGACTTCAACGGTCTTAATTACTGAATCGTCCCATCTGTTTTTAATTTCAATTTTTCGCATCGTTCAAAGTTTTTAAAGTGAATAATAATGTCTTATACTGCCAATGCCTCGATAAGCGAACCTATCGAGGCAACCACCGCCGGAACTTACGACGGGAACGGCAGGGGCTATTAGTTCATATTTTCAAGTTCGTTAAGTGTTGATACACCGGCTTCATCCAAAAGATTGCGGATTGCGCGGCTTCTTTCAAAAGAGATAGAAAGGATTTCACCATTAAATACGGGTATGTAAACTTTCTTCATCATTGGAGACGTTGTGTCGCCGCCAAGATTCCAGTAAGCTCTTAATTCGCCTTCATTTGCGAAAGCCTCATAAATACCCACCTTATTCATGTTTACCTGTGCTTCGATTTTCTGTTCAAAAGTAGTTGTCATTTGTCGTAATTTTGTGTCTCAGATTCGTTTCTGATAACATTACAAATATAACATCAAAAATGGCTGATTTTACATTTCATGTTGTATAACATCTTTTCACGATTGTATTACTTTACGCTTCATCTTTGCGAAATATACTTTAAAACTTACGATATTATGCTTATTCATGATCACTTTCAGAATTTCAAAGTTTACCAAATTCCAAAGGCTCAGTTAATTATTGCAGACGTGCCTTATAATCTTGGTAATAATGCCTACGCCTCAAATCCCGCATGGTACAAAGACGGTGACAATTCAAACGGAGAAAGCGAACTTGCATTCATGTGTCCAGGATGCAAACCAATAATTTTTAATCGCATTATCCTTTTTTTCAGCAACTTAAAGACGATGTTTGTTAATTGAAAAAAGATTGAAAAGCTGTTGTACAACATGTGAATTTATTTGCAATCAGTCATTTAATGATGTATCTTTGATACAACAAAAGGGGATAGATCACCACCCACAACGGGATCAAACAAAGTAAGAACCCTCGTCGCTGAGGCTAAAGGCGGAAAAAGATGAAACAATTAACAGTAGCTCAGACCTATGCCAAGGCGGTTAAGGCAGACAATCAATTTGTCAACATCAAAACTATCGAATTAAAGTTTGATTCTGAAATCGTTGAGATCGTAAAAAAAAGGAGAGAACGCTCAATCCTTAATCAATCACCAAAAACAGTTAAGCAATTTTGTGATCAATTGATCATCGACAGACTTCGCAACATTGCGAAAAACCTACCATCTGACGGCTTTTCGATGGGTTCCGTTTATGTTGTATCTTCCGGCTCGATGATTGGCCGCGATGATCGTACGCAGGAATATGCCAATTCGTGCAAATATCGCGCAAACCACGGCAGAGTTAACCTCATATTGCACCCTGCCGATTTGCGTAATACGGTTGTAATTGGTGGTCTTATTACTCATATTTTTCCAGATCAAAAATCCCAGATCAAAAAATGTTATTGGTACGTAGGAAAAGGCTCAAAAAACAATTTCCAATTAACCGTCGAATGTGGTTTTATCTTTGCAGGATTTCACGCAAAAACTAAAGAGGCCGCAAAAATCGGAGGTCAGCGCAATATTGACAGAGCAAAAGAAGAGGCAAAGAAAGCCGAAACATGGTCAAAGGCTCTTAGATTACAGTATTCTTACGCCGACTCTATTAATGCTGGAAATTGTGAAGCAGGAACCAAGGCGTTTGCATTACGCCACAATCTGAACACCTCAAAAAAGTATCGCGGTGCGTATTTACTTAATCTTGCAACAGGCACAACTACTATCTCATTTGTTGAGCGTATGATTCGCGCAAAGGTTCGCAGGTAAAATTTTTCATGCCGGGTGAATAGTTTTATATATTTGCCCCTTTAATTACGCAAATGGCAAACGATAATTGATTTGATAAAGATTAGACAAAATGCCGCATCCTGAAAATATAATACCACCAGTCAAAGGGGAAATCCGCAATCCGAAAATGAAAACTATTGAACAGATCAACGCAATCATTGAATTAGGAAATCATTCTTATTATTCACTTGCTTCTTACAAAGCAACATCAACCCTACGCGCTTATTGTACGATTCATTTTGAATCGAAAAAGGGTGGAGCAGGCGAAACATACTTTATTGGGAAATCAACCTTTGAGTTACTAAAATAAAAATGAGAATAACGCGAGGCCTCAGTTAACCGCGTAACAAATAAATAAAAAAATGAAAATTTCAGAGATTATTGAGAAAAGACCCGTAAGTTGCGAAATTGACACAACTTACAAAACAGATCGCCAAACTGGTATTACTATGTATCAGGATGCAAATCTAACAATTGGGAACCAAGGGCTATTCAGCAAAGGGACACCCGGAATGACTATTTTAATTGAGTGTCGCCACAATGGTAGCGATAAGGATAAAGTAGAGGCCTTTAACGACGCAATGCAATTAATTGCAAATACAATTTTCGAATAGCCTCGCAGTTTCTCGCAAAGTTCTGCGAGACTTCGCCCCGGTTTCTCCCAAGAGCCGGGGTTTTGAGGTGAAAAATAAAAACTTTGCATTATTCGAAAATTATTTTGTATATTTGTCGGAAATAATTACTTTATGGCAGCACCAATGGGAAACCAATTTTGGAAGCTTCGCAGCAAACACGGGAGAGATAAACTATTTGCCACTCCTGAGCTACTTTGGGAAGCCGCCTGTGAATACTTCCAATGGTGTGAAGATACGCCATACCACGAAGTCGAACAGGTGAAATACTCACCAATGAAGCCATTCAAAGATGATGACGGCAAAATGGTGTTTCCTCCTAACTTTGTTGAGCTTCCAAGATTAAGACCATTTACTATTCAGGGACTATGTTTATATCTCGATTGTAATGTAATGTACCTTAATCATTTTGAAACCGAAATAAGCGCAAAAACAGACGATTTGTCCAAAGATTTTAATATAATCACATCGCGTATCAGGGAAATTATTTATAATCAGAAGTTTAGCGGAGCTGTTGCCGGATTCTTTAATGCCAATATCATAGCACGCGACTTAGGATTACAAGAAAAAACAAATGTGATCATTCAAAAGGTCGGTAAAGATTTGGAAGATGAAATCTATGAATAAATGGTTCGGTTCAATAAGAAATGGTATAACCCGCTGTATTTCATACTTAATGAAATAATCAAAGACCCATCTATTAGAATAGTCTTGGTTTACGGTGGTAAATCATCCGCTAAAACGGTTTCAATTTGTCAGGCACTTACAAAAGAGTGTTATGTTCATGGTGTTAATTCGATAGCCTTTCGCAAGGAATCAACAATAATCCCCACCACCTTAAAAAAATCATTTAGCCTTGCAATAAACAATCAATATTTATATACAGCCTTTGATAAAATGGATCGCAGGTTTGCCTGTCGGTCAAATATTGGCACGGCATCTGAAATCGTAATGAAGGGACTGGATGATTCAGAAAAAGCAAAAGGTATCGAATCATATAAATATATCTATCTTGACGAATTAAACCAATTTGAACACGCCGAATATGAACAGTTTAATTTATCGCTTCGCGGGATTGAGGGACAGAAAATATTCGCTTCATGGAATCCTGTTGACGAGAATAGTTGGGTTAAAACTGATTTAGTCGACAATTATCGGTTTGTTGACACTGAATGGGAATTGCCCTGCGAAAATTCATTTGTAAAAATATCGCCTTGCGGTAAAGTGATTTTAATCAAAACAACTTACGAAGATAATTATTGGATTACCGGAAGTCCCGATAATGATTATGGTTATAGGGATGAAAATTTGATTTCAGAATACAAGGCATTAGCCTTCACAAACGCTAACAGCTACAAGGTTAATGTTTTGGGCGAATGGGGAAAAACCGTGTTTGGTGGTGAATTTTTGAAACAATGGCGAAGCGAAAAGCATACAGGAATATATCCTTATAATTCTGATTTGGCAGTTCATTTGATTTTTGATGAAAACGTAAACCCTTATTTTCCATGTGGTATTTTTCAAGTTGGGAACGATCAGAAAAGCATCTTTTTAATTCACAATATAGCATTGAAAAATCCAGAAAACACCACCCACTCAATGTGTCGTGAAATAACCAGAAAGCTACATGAATGGAAACATGAAGGGGTTGTTTTTATCGGTGGTGACGCAACATCGCAAAAAGATGATGTAAAACAGGAGAAGGGTCACGACTTATTCAGGTTGCTAATGAATGATCTAATTGAATTTAAACCGCGCCGCGCCGTTTTGCATTCAAATCCATCAGTGAAAATGTCGGCTGAATTTTTAAATTCAATTCTTGAAAACGAAGAGCAAGGTCTTAGATTTAGAGTTGATATAAAATGCCGAACAGCTATTCTTGATTATGAAAATACAAAAGAAGATAAAAATGGGAAGGTTGATAAAAAAACCGTTACTGATCCGGTCACAAAGGTTTCTTATCAGCCATACGGACACTTTGTTGATTTAACCAGGTATTTCATTTGTTATACATTTGCAAATGAATATCTGAATTATCAGCGAGGCGGCAAAGTGTCAATTCCTCTGGTTGGTAAAAACTATTCGAAAAATAGTTGGTAAAAATTTGTATCTTTGTTTTTAAATTACTTACTTTTACGCAAAATGTGAAATTATGGACAGCTTCCTATTTTACGGCGACTACGCAAAACAAATCCAAACAGACAATCTACAGCAGATTATCGGATCAGATCAAACAATTTTAGACTCAATTCGAAAGGCCGCAGTTGAAGAGTGTATGAGTTATTTAAAGCAAAAATATGATGTTTCGAAAGCCTTCCAGTCAATCACGCAGCACGACAAAACCAAAACCTACAAAGCCGGGCAAACTGTTTATCTTAATGCTACTTCTTATTCAGCAACTTCAAACTATGCTTTAGGGGCTATGGTTTTACAGGCCGGAAGCGTTTATGTTTGTACTACTGCAATTATCGCACACGAAGCATTTACCGCCGCACACTGGACCATAATCAATCCACAATATACGATTTATTATGCCGCTTATCCTAATGATCTATTTGATTATCAAACTATTTATGCGGTTGGGAATCAGGTATTTTGGAAAGATAAGGTTTATACCTGCCGAATGGCCACGCAAATACTCGACCATGAAGCGATGCTCCAGATCGGTCAGTCGGAGACTAATCAAATAAGAAACATTTTCCCGGATGACACCATAAGCGGCGTTCAGTATTGGGGTTCCGGTGTTGCTTATTCTGTTGCCGCCAACACTGTAATCACAGATTCAAAATGGACACAGGGCGACAACAGGGATCAGAAGTTACTTGAAATTTGTATAAATATTGTCCTTTACAAAGCTCACCTTCGTATTTCACCACGAAATGTGCCGGAACTTAGGGTGATACAATATATGGGCAATGCCGAAGATCGGGGAATTAGAGGGCAAAGGGTATTATATCCCACATACTGTGCATTGGGTTGGCTACAAGCATGTGTAATCGGCGACGATATTACGCCTTCGCTTCCAATTTTGCAGCCATTACAGGGCAACAGGATTCGATTCGGAGGCAATCAAAAACTAATTAATTCGTACTAATGAAAACACCAAACATAAAAGCCGCCTTTTCTGCTTTAAATCCATTTGGCAGGTCGCAAAATCCCGAAGTCGTCAAAAAGGATTTGCGTAATTTTATCGCACCTGTTCAACTTCAGCGAATACGCCAAGATATTCAAAGTTGGCGCGAAGTGCTGACCGAGGCAGAAAATGTTTGGTTCCCTCATCGTGTGAAAGCTCAAAAGTTATTCATTGACACCGTAAATAACGGTCATGTATTCGCTTGCATGGAGAGGCGCAAGGATTTAACCCTTCTGAGAAAATGGGAGTTTGTCAATAAAAACGGCGACATTGATCAGAAAACGACCGATTATTTTTTAGATACCGTAAAAGGACAAAGCCAAAACAAAGAATGGTTCAATAAATTCCTGAACTTTTCTTTAGATTCGCTTTTTTTTGGTTACACGCTTGTTTCTTTGGGTGACGTGATAAATGATGAGTTTCCAGAATTAGATATAATTAAGCGGTGGAATGTTTCCCCCGACAGACTGAATGTAACAAACTTTACATACTCAATTTCAGGGGCTTTATTTTTGGAAGAACCATACAAAGATTGGCACGTTTACATAAAGACCTACAACGACATAGGCACTTCAAAGAGCGGTTATGGACTGCTTTATAAAGTTGCTCTTTATGAGACATTCCTTCGTAACATTTTGGGGTTTAACGGTGATTTTGTAGAGCTTTATTCTCAGCCTTACAGAGTTGGCAAAACAACCAAAACAGAAGAAAAAGAACGCGCTCAATTAGCCGAAGCAATACAGCAAATGGGATCAGCCGGATGGGCTTTGATTGACCCAGAAGATGAAATCGCCTTTCTTGAAACAGCTTTAGGCGGCACCGGTTGGCAGGGGTATGATAATTTTGAACAGCGACTTGAAAAGAAGATCAGTAAAATCATTCTTGGTCATTCTGATGCGATTGACTCGATACCTGGTAAGCTTGGGAACTCAGGTAAAAAATCACCTGCTGAAATCGCAATGGAAGATAAACAAACCAAAGACGGTGCTTTTATTTCCAATGTGATCAATACTGGATTAATAGTAAACATGAGGGCTTTAGGATTTGCAATTCCCGACGATGTTAAGGCGGTTTTAAAGAATGATGCCGAGATAATGGAAACAAATAACTCCATTATCGCTCAGGCCGTTGAAATGAATAAGGCCGGTTTAATTATGGACGGGGCTTATTTCACAGAACAAACAGGGATTCCGGTCGCACCGCCTGTTGTACCAGCTGCGCCAACTTTTAACAAGCCAAAACTTGACGAGACGGTAAAAAACAAACTTGAAAAAATCTATAACCATGTTCACATTCATTAAAGAATATTTCCGCAAAAGGGCGCAAACAAAGGCTTACAACAAGATTAAAGCCGGACTTTTGAGCAATCCTAAACTATTGATCGACACCAAGGCAAAGTTTGAAAAGGCTTTTGGGGTTAATCAGATCAACAGAACACGGGTTCAATGGGAAAGACTCGTTAAGGTTTATGGGGTTGACGAAGTGGCAAAAAAGGAGAACATGACACCGGAAGAGGTAATGAGTAAGACAAAGGAAACTTTCAGATTGCAAGTCTTGAAGGAGCTTTGCCGTAATTAAGTAACAATTTGTAAAAATGTACCCGATCAGAGACAAACGATTGTAAGCAAATGGCCGAAAAGTTCAAATATAGTGACGGCGATCTTAAAAAACTTCTGGACGGTATCTATTCAGGCGAAATTACTGAGTACAATATCCCGGAAGACCTATATTTGTCAATCGCTGATTATTTGAAATCTGGGGTTTATTCTGGTTTTGGTGGTAATTTGACCGACTTTAAGGGCAAGGACTTGGAGTTGCTGACTGAATTAAGGGAAAATACTTATATGTTTTCGGCAGCGAAGTCATTTCAGGAACTAAAGGAAATTGGTTCTTTAATGATTAATCCTGAATCAGGCGAATTGCGATCGGCACGCGAATTCAGCCAACTGGGAGCCGCTGAGTTTGAAAAGTGGAACGAAAGCTGGGGATTGACTGAACGGAATACCGCCATCTCTCAGGCGACAATGGCAAACAAATGGAATGAGATCGAAAAGAACAAAGACTTACTTCCTGTATTGAGTTATTCAACCATCGGGGATGCTTGCGATATTTGCGCCCCCTTAGACGGTTTGACAGCACCTGTTGACGATCCAATTTGGGATAGCGTTTATCCAACTAACCATTTTAATTGTCTTTGCATCGTAACACAACACGAAGAAGGCGAAAAGGACTTAACCCCGGCAAACGAAAAAGATGCTACTTTCGATTTGGTCAACAAAGAAATGAGTGACACTTTCAAAATGAACTCAGGGAAAGACGGGTATATTTTTTCACCAGACCACCCATATTTTGATGTTGCCAAAAAAGATATTCCATTTGCAAAGGAGAATTTTGGGCTTCCGATTCCTTCAGCTGAAAAAGAAATGGGTATTAAAGAGCCTGTTTTCAAATCTACGAAGGACGCAAAGGAAACGGAAGAGTACATGAAAAACCCAGATTCTAAATTCAGAAAGCTCGATAAAAAAGAAGAGGCGGCATTTGCTAAAAATTTCAAGTCGTATTTATCTGGTTTGGATGTTGGGCAATTAGATTCAGAAATGAATGCAATAGCCGAAAAGAACGGTATCACATGGAAGTTTAAGTCTATTGAAGAAACGGCATTTAGAAAAGGCATGGACATTGTTTATCGTGGTTTCGATGCTGAAAATTCCCCTGTTCGATTAGTGCGTTCATTTTATGTCAGGGATGGTAAGCGGTATGTTGAACATGAATTATTTACCCTTCCAAAAGCATTACAAGGCAACGGAATGAGTAAGGATGTGCTTTCGACTTTTTACAAACAATATGAAAAGGCAGGGATTAATAATATCAGCATTCACGCCAATATTGATGTGGGTGGTTACGCTTGGGGAAAATATGGGTTTAGCGCTGAAAAGAAAAGCGCCGAAGGTATTTTAAATTCAATGAAGGGAAAACCATTTTTTAAAGATGCTCAAACAATCTTTAACAGGCATTTTAAAGAAGATCCATACACAAAGGTTTTTCCAATGGATAAGTGGGCAAACACCAAATTTGGTAAAGATATGTTACTTGAATCCGACTGGAATGGCGGTTTAAATTTAGCAGATAAAGAACAAAAGACTATCTTTGAAAGTTACTTGAATAAGAAAAAATGAAAGAAGAACTAACAACGGCGATGCACAGTGAATTCGTTGTGTCTCATTCGGTAGATAAGCAAAACAGTGCTTTTACGGCGTTATCTGTTTTAAACGGCAACATCCACAGTGTCGATTCAAACTGGGCTTGTGATGTCTATAATGTGACTTTAAACGACCTAAAAAACAACTTAGATCAGTGGAGATCAATGAATAAAGCCACTGAAAAAGCTAAAAAAGACGGAGAATATTAGCAAATATAAAATCTAAATATATTGATTATCAATTAGTTGCGAAATGAGTACAATAAAATTACATAATAATAAAGGGTTAATTTATAACTGTTTGATTATCAATGAACAATACCGCGCTGAGAATCGCATAGATTTTTTTAATCGCACAATACTACATATAACGAATTCACAGCTAATAATATGACACCGCAAAAAGTACAACAGAAACTATTTGAAGTAAGGGATCAGATCCATTTGATTCACCTCAATACGACATCATACAGCGAACACAAAGCACTGAATCAATTCTATGAAGGTTGGCTCGATCAGGTCGATAAATTCATTGAAACGTTTCAAGGTAAATACGGCAGGATTGGCGGCACAATAACCATTGAAGTAAATTCAGGAACCAATGCCAGGACTTATTTAGTTGAGTTAATGGCATACCTTAATGATGATATTTTGAATATCTTTGATCCGGTTGTTGATTCTGATCTTGACAATATTATTGCAGACATGAAGCAATTAATCAATCAAACACTTTATTTATTAACTTTGAAATAAAAATGGATAGCCACATTGTCAATCTTTGTTTAATTTGTTTATTTATTGTCGGATGCGTAATTATTGCAACAAGTAAAAGCAATGGCAGACCATCTTAATTTTGCAGACGTTCAAAAGAAACTGGTTCAGGCGAGACGGGAAATACTTACCATCTTACCAAATCAGGCGCAAAATTATTTTGTAAAGTCGTTTACCGATCAGGGAATAGGTGGTAAGCCGTGGAAGGAAGTACAGAGGCGTATTCCGGGTGACAAAGCATACAAATATCCGAAAACAAAAGGACTTCAAAGACGAACGAGTCCAATATTGATTGGTGCAGGTTGGAAGAAAAGGGGCGGCACACTTCGCCGGGCAGTCAGCACAATGGCACGAACAACCGCAACATCAGAGAATGGGTTTAGAATGATAGTTGATGTTCCCTATGCTTCATATTTGAATGATGGCACGGATAATATGGTGGCAAGGTCTTTTATAAAGCAAACACCGGAATTAACAGAGATGCAGACTGAAAAGATCAATCAAATAATAAGTAAAATTTTTAAATAAAAATTATGGGATATGGAAAACTTAAAAATTAAAGTAAAGAATCTTGAAGTGGGTGATACGTTTTGGGCGGAAATACCTTTTAGGGTAACAAAAAAAACCGAAATCAATAATATTATTTCGATAGTATCAGAGGAGAAAAACTCAAAATTCCAATATGTATTTGATGCAATTCCTGATTTTAAAATAAAAACAACTAAAATGATGAATGAAGTTACAGCAGAAGAATACATAAAAATTAATTCTACTTCAAACGGAATGATTGACAGCAGGAATGCTATTATGGCTCTTAAAATAGAGAGGTGTCAAGGACTTTCTCCTGAAGAAAGAGATGTATATTTGAAATATGGCATAAGGCGCGATTGACAGAGATGCAAACGAAGAAAATTAACGAAATAATCACAAAAATATTTTAACATGGCCGGAATTAAAATATATTCTTTGAGCTGCCCCATTAGTGGGGAAATAAAATATATTGGCAAAACTACCAATAGTTTACAGCATCGTTTAAATGTTCATGTTTGCGACAGGAATAAAGAAAAGAGCCCTAAAAGCGACTGGATAAAACAATTAATTGAACAGGGATTACACCCAATTATCGAAGAGTTGGAATGTGGCGATGATTTAAATTCATTTGATGAAAAGTTTTGGATGTCACTGTGTAGGTCGTGGGGATTTAAGTTATTAAACTCGGATATGGATTATGGATTTACGTCCGACTTAAAGAATAGATTTAAATTGGCAAAAATCGGGACGCATCAATCGGAAATACATATACTCCATAGGGCTAAGGGAATGAGTAAAAGACTATACAGAATATTCAGGAATGGGAAATTCATTGGAGAATATTATTCATTGTCGGATGCAAACAGAAACACGGGAGAGCCAAATAAAACACTGAGCAGATTAGCTAATAGCGGCAAAACGAGCATGAGGGGAATAACAGTAAATACTATTTTAAAATGAGCGGAATACGTCAACCAATTCAAGATATTCTCACCAGATTGGCAACTATTCAAGTCGTCAATCAGGATCATCAAACCGTTAATTTATTTTCGCGGATATGGAATAACCATCTTCGGGACATTCGAGACGGTAAAAGTTATGAATGGCCACGTCCGGCGGCTTTTGTTGAGGTGGCGACAAACTTTGAAATTATCGGGCTTGGTTTCCGGTCGGCTGACATAGGAATAAGAATACATTTAATACATGATTATTTTAATGCAGACAGTACATTTGAGCAGGATTTAACCATCTTTGATTTAAGGGATCAGATACTTTCGGCAAAAACAGGATTAAGCCAATATTGCCCGACAGCTTGCGGAGCGATGAATTGCATAGGCGAAGAACAGGATTTTGATCATGATAATTTGTATCATTATATTCTGAATTTTATTTGTAACTTTACCGACAGCAAGGGGAGTAAATACGATCCAGAAACAGGGATATACATTGACACTGCCGATCCTGATTTGGATGCCTCGATTGTGAAGGGTGGAGTTCCGGCAGCGGCAGGAGTTGAAACAGATGAATTTATAATACCGCAATAACTATGGCACGAACCGTAAACGATATCCAAACCGCAATAGAAGTCGAATTAGTCGCCAACTTTGCGGCTATTGGATTAACGATTGATCCGACAAAGTGGAGCAAACGAAACATTCTCAGATTACTTTGCTTTACTTTTGCCACTGTTTCGGCTTATTTGGAGCAGTTAATGGATGTTTTAAAGCTGTCAATTGAAACAACAGCAAGTCAGGCCGCCGCCGCTTCGCCTCTTTGGATTCAGGCTCAAATGTTGTTATTTCAATACTCCGCAACTAATCCGCAGATTTTGCAGTTAATAAATACTGTGCCACAATATCCGGTAATTGATTCTACGCTAAGAATTATTACAGCCTGTTCCGTCACCTCGGTCACTCCTAATGACGTCACAATTAAGGTTGCTAAAGGTAGTCCATTTGCGGCGTTATCTTCCCCAGAGCTTGCCGCTGCTCAGGGATTTATTAATCTGAAAGGATCAGCCGGAATTAACTACATAGTTGCATCAAAGGACTCAGATAAAATCTACGTGAATGCGAACATTTACTATCAGGGTCAATATTCAGCGGTAATCCAAACCAATGTAATCGCAGCTTTAAACTTATTCCTTCAAAATTTATCGGTTAATAATTTTGACGGGTCACTTAAAATGACCGATCTTGAGGCGACTATTAGAAACGTGATAGGTGTTAATGATGTTGTATTGCTTAACGTCAGGGGTCGTGAAGATACTTCTATTTTTAGTGCGGGAATTGATTTAATTTTGAATCAAACAACTATATTGAGGCTTTGGCAAACAGTTGCCGGATATGTCGGCCAAGAAAATACTTCGGGTAAAACATTTGCAGATTCATTAAATTTCATCGCTGAATAGAAATGGAAAACGTTTCAATTAATATTGACGGAATAGTAAGTAGAATCATAAAAGAAACTACCAAAAAAATTCAAATGGCACTCAAAGAAAGATGCAAAGAATTAGGTCTTGAAATAAATGGCGAAATGGGTAAAAGAATTACGGCGACATGTAATAGCTTAAACCCGAATCACCAATTTTACTGGCTTGATTACGGTAAAAAAAATCAACTGTTTTTAATGGAGTCCGATATTGTTAACGATTCAGATTTTTCTAAAAACATTTTTGCCGCTCCATATCTCAAAATAAGCTATGAACTACAATCTTAACATAGACCCTTTAGTAGTCGAGCTACTTCCACCAGACAAGCGAAAGACAAACACTATTAAATTAGTTCAGTCGCTTTTGTCGGCTTGTCAGTGGGCGCACGATGCTTTGTTTATCACCTATTACGATGACTTAAAAGAAAGGATTTTATTCAATGGCACAAAATTGGTTTTGGAATATGCTTTAAACAAGCAATTTGAAACGACTTTTAGGCAACCCGATTCAGTAAGCGATATTTTCATAACCAATGTTGCAGCGGTTCAGGATGGCTTTTTCATTGGAATTACAGAGCCGTATTGTTCAAGTGTTGGTGCAACAACATCGAGTGATTACATCGGGTCTAATTGGACATTTGTCTATTTGAATCACTTTTATATCAGCGTTCCCACGGCGGTAACGGCAACCGATCAGACAATAAGAAACTTTGTTAATCAATATATCCCGGCTTCAATCAAATTCACAATAGTACGAACATGAAAAAACTAACAGTAAGTGGAATTTCTGATTCCGCTCAATTCAAATTTAAAAGCGGCACACTTCAATTTTTGCAGGATGCCAATTCAGAGGCTTTTGCTGCACTTTGTCAGGCATTAATCGGAGTCAATTATAGTTCTGCTCAGGTTTATATCCTTTGGGGATGTATTAATACAGGCACAGGTGACAGTTATATTGTTTCGGCAGGGGCTGTATTTTATGCGGGGGAAATTTATTTAGTCGATGCAACTACATTCTCATTAAACGCCAATGTGGCGATATTCTCACTCGTCACAACGCAATACCAAACCAATGCAGACCCAGTAACATTTTCCGATAGTTCAGTTCACAACATCCATGATATTCGTAAAATGGCAGTTGTGGCAGGAACGACAGGGACAATGAATTATTTAACTGCAAAAGGGATTCTCGAATATATTCCGGCGCAATTAAACGCGGTTGGTACGGGGGCTTTAGCTATTACGGGAACTTATCCGAATTTGCGTTTTGATGTTCCTATTGCTTCAAATAACTATCCTGCCTTATTTGCAGGTAGTTTAAATGTTGGTGACGTTTCGGCGGGTGGTCAGGATTATACGATCACGTTTCCTTCTGCTCTTGCAACAGGAAATTATTACATAGTCGGCACAATCGTAAGTAATCCGGCAAGCACCGCACCAAATGAAGATACCACACTGTTTTGGACTGTTCGATCAAGAACTTCGGCGGGTTTTATCTTACGATTACAGGAAAGCGGCAATCATTCCCAAAATGTTTCGTTTGAATATATAATTTTTGCAAAATGAGCTTATTAATCCTAAACAAAGAAAAAAGAACAGCGACCAGATTGGATTTAGACAACTACAAGAAAGTCGGATGTTTGGCAGTCGATATGACTTGCGAAGCGATTATTTACACCCGCAAACAAGGAGTTGAGCCGAAAGCCATAATTTTACACCCGGCCTATTATCAAATGTTTCAGGCATGGGCGGCAAAGGAATACGGCGAGGAAACAGCTCTAAAAGAGTTTTATATTGATGGTATTCAGATTCGCAAAGAAACTTTAATTTCTGGTAAATCATTAATGATTGAATATTACAAACCAACACCTCAACAAAATGAGTGCTGAGAAAAAACCAACCCCTCAATTAAGAACATCTTTGCCACCCCTTTACAATCGGCTGACAAAGGGGTATGCAGAATATACCGGAATGTCTGAAAGTGCCGTAATTGCCGCAGCGGTAAAAGCTCGTTTTGACGATATGTCAATTCAGGAACGGGAAAAGATATTGAGTTTCACTAAAAAGTAAATCCTTTTTTTCTGGTTTTTCATAGGTTTTTAAGTTTAGTTTTAAGTCCCTTCAGAAATGGAGGGACTTTTTTATAAGCTAAAATTAAGCTATTCAATTAATGCCTATTTGCATAGATGTAATTTTAAGGCATGATTTACTGTATAGACCCATCCGTTAATGAACCGATAATGCTAATTAATAAGCATATAGGCTATGACGCCGACTCAAAAGACGACAAAGGGAACATTATTCCCGGAGACGGTCAAGGCATTGATGGAGCTTTGTTCATGCAAGAACTTCTTACTCTTGACACAATGGGAAAGAAGAGAATCCAAATATGGATCAATTCTCCCGGCGGTGTAGTAACTGATGGTTACAACATTTATTCAGCTATTCTCAAATCTATTACCCCCGTTGATACGGTTGCCATTGGGGCTTGTGCCTCAATTGCGGGTGTTATTTTTCAGGCCGGACGCAAACGGATTATGGCTGATTATGCGTGGTTAATGTATCACAATCCTTTCGGCGGCAGTGACGGCATTTTAAAAACAATGAAAGACTCAATTATCAAAATGATTGAGCAGCGTTGCGGAATGTCAGAAGATGAAGTTGCCCGAATGATGGCACGTACAAGTTTTATCACAGCTGACGAAGCAAAACAGCTTAAGCTTTGCGATGAAATTACCCCTTCAGTTGGCGAGAATACAAAATATCTGAAAAAGATTACTAATTATTCAGAGTTTCACAAAGAATGTAATTTGGTTTTAAATTCGATTTTAAATAATAACCCAAAAATTAATACAATGATTAAAGTATGTATGAAACTGGGCTTAGTAGATGGCACCCCAGAAGATTCTATCGTAGCCGCCATTACCGACATCCAGAATAAAGCTAAGTCCGCCGAACAGGCAAGAGACAAAGCTATTCAGGACGCTCAGGACAAAGCCAAATCAGATGCCGACGAACTCGACAAACTGAAAGCATTGTTTGAAAAGAAAAAAGCCGAGGCCGACAAGGCTAAATCTGAGTATGACGCTTGCAAATCCGAACTGGATGCAATGACCGAGGAAAAGAAAAAAGCCGAGGACAAACTGAATGAGGACAAAGCTAAAAACATGGTCGAAGGCTTTGCAAAAATCGGTCGTATCAAGAATGATGCTACCGTTATTCTGAAATGGTCAAAACTGGCCGTTGCTGATTTTGATGGAACAAAAGCAATGATCGAAGAACTTCCTTTGAATAAGGTTGCACCTGTCATTACTGATGTCGAAGCTAACAAACTTGAAAAAGGACAGCTTCCTACTTCTGCAATTGGACTGATGGCAAAAAATCGCCTCAAACGTGAAGGTAAAATTTAATCTTTAATACTTAATAAAATGGCTTTAGTAATTAATGATACCACTTACGCAGGAACATTCGCTTCCTACTTCTGGTTACCCGCAACTTTCGGCATGGACACCCTTCAAAAGGGTGGTGTATATGTTCAGGATGGAATAAAGAAACAGCACACCATTGGCCGTGTTGATTTTGCACAGCCTTTACAGGCACGTACAGCAACGCCTACGACTTCCGGTACTTTTACCGTCGATGGTCGCGTCTTGGTTCCTCAGGATTTAATGGTTTATACCGAATTTAATCCACGTGATTACGAGCAGCACTGGTTGGCAGAAGAGCTTTCACCAACCTTGTTAGCTCGTGAGCTTCCGGTAACGGCTGAAAACTACATGATGCAAATCGGGCTTGCAAGAGCATTTGAACAAATCGAGCTTGGACTTTGGATGGGTTCGACAACCTACACCGCCGCTCCTGGAGCAGCCGGAAACGGTCAAATTTGTTTCTTTGACGGCTTCTTGAAAAAAATGATCGCAGACGCAGCTTTGTTAAAGGTTGCAAGTCCTTTCCCGTTAATCGCGGGGGCTTCGGATGCTACTCATTACAATATTGTTGATGCTATGAACGCTCTTTTGCAATTGGCTGCAACAAATAAGAAAGCTCTTTTGAGTCGTCCATCTCGTTATACGCGTTTGAAATTCTTTGTCTCGATCAATACCGAACAGATTTATCAAACATTTATTACCACAACTTTAACCTTTAAGGGCGTTAACACAACCGAGCAGGGTATTAATAAATTCAAAGGTTATGAGATTGTTCCGCTTGCAGGGATGGCTGATGACACTATTCTTTTCTGCGAAGGATTGGACGATGTATCTTCAAATCTTTATGTAGGCATGAACTCAACCGAAGACAACAACCTTCAGTTAATGAGACTTCAGAACAATTCAGAGCTTTTCTTCCTGAAAGGGTTGATGAAATTTGATGTTCAGTACGGTTTCAGCGAGCAAGCATTTTTGTTTACTACTTTGGTGATTGGTGATTTTAGTGTTTAAAAATATGGGAGGTAGCACTCCCTTAAATTCAATATTATGAAAAAGTTTTTATCTTTAGTTTTCTTAATGTGTTTTGTTTTCGCATCTTTCGGACAAAGCACAGTCCCTCGATTTGGCACAACCGCAAACTCTGACAATACAGGGCGCGTTCTCACCTGGGGCTACAAAGCAAAAGCATATCAAGCTGTTGATACGGTTAAAACAAGGGTATATGATTATACCTATAAAATCGGAACACTTACCGGGGCATTGACATTAAAATCTGTTGTAACCGGGAATCATGTTGGCGACCGTTTGAATATTCTCTTAACCGATGACGGTTCAGGGCGTGTTGTTACTTTTTCAACTGGTTTTACTTCTGGTGGAAATATTACAATGCAAGCATCCAGTAACGCGAGTTTATTTTTTGTATTTAATGGTGTTGGATGGTTTCAATTATCAGGACAAGATTTAGTCACAGGGTTGGCGGGTGATGGTTCAGCCGCAGCCGCAGGGATAGGATTCACAGGACAGCCGGATATGGGACTTTATAAAGTTTCGGCGACTGAATTAGGATTTACCGCTGGTGGAGTTAAGACTGCTGGTTTATCAACAACTGGATTAACGGTAACCGGATTTACTTCAACATCTACAATTTTAAAAACGGGCGATGGAACCGTAAGTTTACCGGCTCATACTTTTATTAGTGATCCCGATTGTGGTTTATATCGTATTGGTGCAAACAACGATGGATATGCTCTTAACGGCGCAAAGGTTTTAGACATTAAAACGACTGGACTTGGAATTACGGGCAATGTTGTAACAACTACTACTAATGTGATAAAGAGAACTGCAACCGCAATAGATGCAACCGCAACAGCCGCCGCCGCTGATATTATGGGAGGTTTAATTACTTCTACATCAGCACAGGCAACTACTATCACACTGCCTACTGTTGTTGACTTGGTCACAGCTTCTGGCGCCACTGCCGGAACTACTATTGATTTTGTGGTTAATAATGCAGCTGGCTCAAATACTGTCACAATTGCGGTAAGTGCGGGAATGACTGCTTCTGGTTTTCCGGGTACTAATACCTTGACGCTTGCAAATAGTGCAACTGTTGGTATTGCGGTATTTAGAATAACTTTTATCAGCACAACGGCTGCAACCCTTGCAAGGATCAATTAAGATGTATCACGATCCTAAAGATGTTTTCGCAGCGTTACCCAATGTTGAAACCATTTGGGTAACAAAAGACGGCAATTTTCACCTGCATCCACATAACGGAGGTGAAGAAATAAACCGAGGCGATGAACTTCTGATTGTTGATAATGGGGACGAAAGTCTCAAAGAAGATAAACCACGTTCGAAAGGACGACCAAAAAAATAAATAAATGAGAAGTAATATCACATTTATCAAAGGACGAGGAGCGAGTAATCGGGTAGCAGCCGGCGAAGATTTCATTTCGGGGCTTATTTTATATACTGGCTCTTTGCCTTCGGGTTTTACAACTACGAATAACACAAAGCAGTTTTTCTCTATTGTTGACGCTGAAAGTGCCGGAATACTGGCAGATTATGCAGACGAAACAAAGGCGGCGGGCGCTATTGTGATTACGGGTATTGGCACCAATGGCGACACAATCAACATTAAGGTTACTGAGCCGCTTGGCGTTATTGTCGATCTGGGAACTTATACAAAGATTTCAGGCGATTCAACCGTTACAAAGGTGGGTGATGCAATCGCCGCAATAATCAACGCAGGAACCAAAACGCATGGTTACACCTCTGTTGATACTTCTGGATCTGTCGCAATTACCGCACGTCCCGGATTAGGTGTTTTCCTAAATTCAGGCACTCCAATTGTAGTTACATTGTCAGCCGGTGCAACGATGACAAACACAATTACCCAATTTTCAGCGGGTGTTGCTTCAAAACAGGCTGTTTGGCATTATCATATTGCTGAATTTTTCAGAGGTAATCCAAACTCAATTCTTTGGGTTGGATTCTTTCCAGTTCCTTCGCCTTACACATTTGCAGAAATTACACTTTTGCAAACAGCCGCCGCCGGAAAGATTCGCCAGGTTGGTATTTTCAAAGATTCAGCAGCTTATGCAAGTGGAGATTTGACCGCAATTGACGGAATAATCAAAATTTACAATGATGCAAGGCATAAACCTCTTTCGGCTCTTTATGCAGCCAATTTACAGGCTACCGCCGACATTACAACCATTGCAGACCTCACAGTATTGACTGCAAATAAAGTCAGTTCGATCATTGGTCAGGATGGTGCCGGATTAGGTGCTTATCTTTTCTATGTGACAGGTAAATCGGTTACTCATTTGGGCATTGCATTGGGTATGCTTTCTTTGAGTGCCGTTTCTGAAGATTTCGGGCAACCTGCAAAATTCAATATTTCAAACGGAATAGAGAATGATGTTCCCGCCTTTGCAAATGGTCAACTTTTGAGTGCCGCCGCTTTGTCGGATGCCGCTCTCGATGCGATTGATGCAAATAGGCATATCTTCGGACAAAAGTACGGGGGTTATGCCGGGACTTACTTTAATGACAATCATTGTGCTGTTGCTTTAAGTTCTGACTATGCCTATATCAATGACAACAGGGTAATTGATAAAGCTATTCGCGGGATTTATGCCGCTTTAGTTCCCTACCTAAAAAGTAAGATTCTGAAAAATGCAGACGGAACACTTGCAGACACTTCGGTTGCTTTCTTTGAAAATACAGCCTTGCAACCGCTGTATCAAATGGCACGCGATCAGGATTTAGGCGAGGTTGTCGAGTCAGATGTTTACATTGATCCTACTCAGAACGTTGTAACCACAAGTTTATTGGTTATTAATGTTCAGTTAAATGCCAACGGCATTGCAAGAAATATTCAAGTACCAATCTCTTTTAAATAAAATATTATGACACCACTTATTAACGGAGTCGCATATTCTTGGAGTTCAATATCTTTTGTTCTCTTTGGCGTTCCTGTTGCCGGGATTGTGAATATTGAATACAAACGCAAACAGGCTAAGACAAACAACTACGGAGCGGGTACAGAACCCGTTTCGCGTGGTTACGGCAAAAAGGAATACGACGGTTCAATTGAAATTTATCTCGATGAATGGAAGCGAGTAATTAAGGCCGCTCCGTCGCGCGACCCTTTGGCAATTGGATGGTTTGATATTCCGGTTCTTTACGGTAATTCTGTTGCAGATGCGACAAAAGACACCCTGAGAGCAGTTGAATTTTTGGAAGATCCCTTTACCGCAAAAGAGGGTGACACTAAATTGACTGTTAAAATACCATTAATCATTGGAGCAATTACACGATGAAAAAAGCAGAACCCATTTTATCAAAGAATTTGACACCGGAAGAAATTGCCGAATTTGAAGCTATCGCCGCTGAATTGGCAAAGAAATACAGTGTCCCGAAAGTTCATCTTCACATTGGAATCAATCCGGCTACAAACGAGCGAGTAGTTGCCTATTTAAAAGAGCCTATTTTTGTTCAAAAGATTTACATTCTGGATAAGGTTGCCTCTGTTGGTATGTTTTCGGCTGGAGATGCTTTGCGGGAAATTATCACACTACAAGAAGAAAGCGATCCACGTACATACGAAGACTATCCGGCAAATGATGATTACAGGCTTGGAGTTGTCGGTACTTGTGTTGAGATTATTGAAGTTGTTAAGAACAGCTATAAAAAAAAATAGCTGATTACGAAATAACAAATTCGAGTGCGTCGCACCCACGAATGACAGCTCTGATTAAGGGCTGTTTTCGTTTATCAAAATCTGAAATCGAAGCAATGACAGAGGATGAGTTTTACGAAGCGTGGGGACAAACAAAGTTTTATTTAGAAACAATACACCAGGTTAAATTTTCCTAATGAGTAGCACCTTAGTTGAATATGTCCTCAATATGAAGGGGAACCTTTCATCCGGCATTCAGTCGGCAACCGAACACGCGAATAAACTTGAAAGCTCACTTTCGGGTGTTCAGAAAATAGCGGGCGCGATAGGGTTGGCTTTTGGTGCCTATCAAATCGTTTCGTTTGCTAAAGAAAGCTTTGAGGCATTTCATGCTCTTGAACAGGTAACGGCAAAAGTTGAGGCCAACTTAGAATCAACAAATGGAGCCGCAGGAATGGGAATGAAAGACCTGCAAGGCTACGCCGTTGAACTTTCAAATAAAATACAAGCCAGTCGCGCCGAGGTTACAGATATGCAGTCTCAGATGTTGACTTTTCCCGCAATCACTAAAGACGTTTTCGCTCAGTCTATGGGATTGGTTGCCGATATTGCAAAACAGACAAATCACGGGCTTTCTGAAACTGCAATTATGTATGGCAAAGCGTTAAACGATCCGGCTGAAGGTCTTCAAAAAATGATGCGATACGGTGTGATGTTTACGGCTCAGGAAAAGAAAACTATTGAAACGTTGCAAGCAAGCGGCAAACTTATTCAAGCGCAAAAATTTATGATGGAAGCAATAGCGCATTCTGGTTATGCCGGCGTTGCCGAAAAGATGTTCAACGCTGATATTATGTCAAAGTATAACAAACTCATGGAGCGGGCTAAACTTGTGACGGGTGAATGGGTTGAATCAATGATGAAAGAGTTGCTTCCAACTATTGAGGGAATAGCAAGCGGCATAAGTTCATTAGTCGGATGGATTAAAGAAATGTATGGCTGGATGAGTGATCACAAACAAATAATTACAGATACAGCTATTGAGCTTGCATCGGTTAGTACAGCATTAATGGCTATTACAATTTACACTCATGCGAGCGCAATAGGATTATGGGCATTAGGCATAGCGGCCAATTTTCTCACTATTGCAGGGACGGCATTAACAGCGGTTACATGGCTTTTTAGTGCGGCTCTTTGGTCAACGGGTATTCCTGAGATTGTTCTCGCTGTGGCTGCATTAACGGCGGGCGTAATTGCCTTATCTCATCATTTCGGCGGTTTCACAAATGCAATGAGCGCAACTTGGGATTATATGAAATTAGCTCTTAATTTTGCTATAAAACTGTGGAAGGCAACCGGTGAAATAATTTTGGGTGTTTTGATGATTCCTATTGATAGGGGCAAAATGCTGAAACAAGGGTTAAAGGATTATGTTGACAATGTAAGAGATTCTGCAAATCAGGCCGCTGATATTTGGCATAATAAATCAAAAGATTATCAAAACGCTTCTGTAATTGGTTCAGGAGATCAGGGCGGCTATGGTATGATGGGTGGACTTGCAGTTATGCCGGGAATAAAAGGATTAGATTTAACAGGCGGATTAATCCCTAAAAACAAAGCCGGAGCAACTCCCACAAAACCCGAAAGTCCGGTAGCAACTCCCAAAACAAAAGCAGAGGGGCAAAAAACAATCAATATTCACGTTGCCTATAACGGCGCAATAATGCCAAATCTTACCATTTCGACAATGAATATTAAAGAGGGCATCGGAAGCCTCAAGGAAAAATTAACCGCTGTTTTCACGGGTGCGGCAAACAATAGTTTAGTTAATGCTACTATGTAAGTTATGACAACAGTAAAAGAATTTATTATCCCAAGGGTGACACCACAGCAGATTGTATTAATCGGTGCAAGAACGGCAGGTATTATTGCCACTGGCATAGCTCAGGATTCACGCAAATACGCACCAGACAATAATCCTTATGTTGGGAAAATTACGTCTTATCAAAAATATGCCAACTCACCAGATGAACCGTTAAAAGACTCACATGGAAATGCACTTTCAAATGACTTCGGTTTGCCTGTTTGGACTCAGGTTACATTTGTCTCCGTTAAATATACAGATGTAAACAATAAAGAAATCACAACCCCAAGATTGAGCTTTGAATCAATTTTAGTTAGCGTTTCTTTTCCCAGAAATATTGTCAAAACCGAAATACAAGGCAGAAACGGAACGGTAAAAGAGTATATCGGAGAGGGAGACGCTCAAATATCATTCAGGGGCGTTATGACGGGCGGAAATGGACACTATCCGGGAGAACAGGTTGCTCAATTAATGGAAGTAATTAAAGCACCGTGTGCCATTCCCGTGATTTCCCGTCATCTTGGATATATGGGTATTCAGTCCGTTGTTTTTGAAGATCGGAGTTTTGAACAGGAAGAGGGTAGTTATTCCTATCAGGTTTTTAGTTTAAACGCCATTTCAGATACACCGCAAGAATTAAGAATTGCAGGAATGTAACAATGTATATTGTCTGATGTTCAATATTTTGAGTAAAATACAAAAACTAAATACGCTGATTATCAACGAGTTAAGAAACGAGAGTAAAGAAACTACATAATATTAAGAGCTTAATTTGTAAGTTGCTGATTATCAACAAACAATATGTGTCTGACAATCGAATGAAATATTTCACCAACACAATTCTACATATAACGAATTTACAGTCAAATGTATAGAGTATTTACAAATATAACAATTCAGCAGTTGACGCAACTCAAAACACCAGGGGCGTTACCGAGAAACAAAACGCTTTATTTTGATTTTGTGAATGAATTTGAATGCGCAGATACATGGAGAGATATGACGAATGACGGCAAAATAATCATTCCTAAAAATTTATATTATGTCAATACAAACGGCAAACGGCAGCCGCTTTGGGGTACAAATGTAAACATTGGAGGTTTCACGTCTTCGCCGTTATTAATGCGAGGGGACGCTGTTACGATTGATTACGGTTATAAATTTTTCAGAGACAACAAAGAAAGGTTTGAAGGCACTTACAATAGCAAGAAAAATTCACATTTGTTTACTGGCTTTATTTCAAAGGTTACATCCAAAAAACCTATTGAATTTTTGATTGAAGACAATATGTGGAAATTAAAACAGATCCCTGCACCGATTCACACATTTAAGGCGACCGATACGCTGGAAAGTATTTTAAAATTTCTATTAAAAGGGACAAAATACACGGTTAATTCTTTAACCGAGACGACATTTGGCGTTTTTATGGTAGGAAATGAAACGGTCGCCGAAGTATTAGCACGACTTCAAAAACAATACTATTTTGAATCGACTTTTCGAGGCGATGAATTGCGTTGCGGAATGAATATTTATATCGAAAGTGAAGCACAGAAGCATACCTTTACATTTCAGCATACAATCATAAGCGATGAACTTGATTATCGAAGAAAAGATGATTTGGTTTTAAGTTGCGTTGCTTCAAATAAAAACGAAGAAGAAACGGGCGAAATGACAAAAGATGGCAACCCGAAAACAAAATGCAACAGAATGGAAGTTTTGATTACATTTCAAAATGGAGCAGCTGAACCGACTGTTTTTATTAAGAAAAAAGGTGAAGACTATCCACCAAATACAGGGGGCGAACGAATCACCCAGCCTTTCCCGGGTGCAAAGTCAATCAAAGAATTAATATCCGTTGGAACTGAGTTTTTAAGAAAATTTTATTATACAGGATTTAAAGGAAAATTTACTACTTTTGGAATACCATTTGTAAAAATGGGTGACAACGTACAGTTAATTGACCCCGTTTTACCGGAACGAAATGGACTATATAAGGTTAAGGGTGTAGAATATTCTGGTGGAATGGGCGGATTAAGACAAGTTATCGAATTGCATTATCGTATATTAGTATGAGTGACAGGGGAATAAGAGAGGCACTTGAAAGATTGTTAGGCTTGCATAAGGTCGATCAGGTTTGTTATATCAACGTTACCGTTAGTAGCGTAGATGTATCGAAAAGAATCTGCTCCTGCACTGCTATTGATGGTCACACTGAATATGAACTGCCGACCGTTAAATTAATGGCTGTTGTAGATGATGGTATTTTGTTTGAGCCTGTAATTGGATCAACCGTAAAAGTAATCTTTTCACAAAATATTGAACCGTTCGTTTGTCAATATTCAGAAATTGAAAATATTACTTTAGATGCTAAAACGCTGATAAAACTAAACGATGGTTCATTTGGGGGACTGTTGAAAATCAAAGAGACAGTCGATAGATTGAATGCTGTTGAAAAGGATTTAAACTCATTAAAAACAGCCTTTTCGACATGGGCTGTAATTCCCTCAGATGGCGGGGCCGCATTAAAAATGATAGCTGCAAAATGGATGGTAGACAGAATAAAAGAGACAAAAATATCTGACATTGAAAATCCGGTAATTAAACATGGCAAATAGATTTGACATACAGTTAAACGATAACGATATTGTTATTTCCAACAGCGATTTAATCCTTGTTGAAAGTGACGATCAGCATATTGTTGACACTATTAATGCGGCTCCGGGATGGTGGAAGGAAAACCCATCAGACGGTGTTTCAATTATGAGTTATCTTAAAGGCCGGGATATTCAACAAGAATTAGAGCGGTCAATGAAAATACAACTTCAGTCAGATGGATACAAGGCGAGTCCAAAAGTGAACTACGATAATACAGGAAAACTAATAATCGAAACAAATGTTACAATATAAAGCGGTCGAAGGTCAGAATCTATTGGATATTTGCCTGAATACCTATGGCAGTTTAGATTTTATGATTAAGTTATTACAAGATAATGACATTGATAATATCAATGTTTCGCCTATTTCTGGTCAATTGTTCACGTGGGACGAAACATTAACGGTTGATCAGCTTGTTAATCAGATTTCTCAAAACAGTAATATTGTTTATGCAACTAAATTCTTAGCAAACAGTCCGGCTGTTGGAACGGTTCAAAATGGATCTTCTGGGATTGTGATAGCCGGAAATAACGAACAGGGACAACCGGGAGGCGAAATAACTCCATCGGGCAATTATCCTTCTTATATCGGATCGGTTGATAGTCTTACACCTTCAGAGTCAGAGGTCAAGGCAATGACCGTTTTAAACGGTCTAAAAGCAGATCAAAGCATCAATTATACTGTTAATTTTAAACGTTTTGCGTTCTTTTATCCAGCTGTTTACGGAAATCTTTCGAGCATAAAAGATACAAATGATTTTGAAATTAAATCAGGGTTTACTAAGTCAACGGTTTATTTCACCGTTTCGGGAAGTTTGGTTTTGTATTATGGATATACGCTTACCAGACCGACAACACAAACAAATTTTAATGTACTCTTTAAATTTTAAAAAATGGAAGGTACACCGATTGTAATAGGTTTTTATTGCGGTTCGCAGTTGCCAGATATTGACGAACGAAAATTTAATAACGGCGTTCCCTATGTGGATGCCGCCCAGGTTTTATCCTTGCTGCCTTTTGCGTCACGTGCCGCATGGTTGACGGTTAATATTGCGGGTGTGGAATGGGTGTTTGTTGATTCCGACCCTCTTTTAGAGACATTGGTTGAAAAAATAGGTACATTATCGCTTTCCAATGGTCAGGTTACTTTGGTAAAAATGGCTTCAATGGATGCACTTTCAATCATTGGCAATACTTCAGGATCTTCGGCCACACCTCAATATATTACTTTTGCAGCGTTTAAAGTCATATTGGAATTATCTAACATAAATACAGGCGACGAAACAACTGCAACAATTAAAACTAAGTTAGGAATAATGACTCTTTCGGGATCGAACACGGGCGATGAAACTACAAGTTCAATCAAAAGCAAGCTGTCAATTACAATCTTAAGCGGATCAAATACGGGCGACGAAACATTAGCTTCAATAAAATCAAAACTTTCAATTACTACGCTTTCAGGAGACAATACAGGTGATCAGGATTTATCCGGAAAGGTTGACAAAGTAACGGGTTACGGGCTTTCAAAAAACGATTATTCGGATGCAGAAAAAGCAAAGGTGGCGGCCGCTATTCAAGTCGAATACCAAATTACCCTACCATCTGCCTCAACTGTGGCCGGACGTTGTGCGGGTACCATTGTTGTACCTACCGGATTTACCGTTGCTGCCGGAGTTGTACCGGAAGATTTAGTTGTTACTCACAATCTACACCGTAAAATGTGCTTGATGTCTGTTGAATCAGTCGATGGAGCGACTTTTGATTCAACTAATTTGACCGGAGGCTTAGCCTATATGAACTTTAAAAATGATCGTTATGGCAATGTAGCCACCATTAAAGGTTTCGCCACAATAGAAACACAAGTATTAGTACACCTGTTTTTCGGATCGTCCATCATTACTCAACCTTCATAATGATAACAACACCCAAAAATATACTTCCTATCGTTGCATGGTCAACATTGGCCGGAAACGTGAAACAAGTATCTGCTTGGGATTATACCATCACTACTCATCCTTTGAATATTGCAGAACCAGGGGCGGGGATTAAGGTGGTAAATGATTACTTTGTTGCTAATTGGGGTGGAATATATTCAATTACCGGAGTAAGTGGAAGCGACCTAACCGTACATGACGATTTTGAAACCGGAATACCACCGACAACAGGATTCGCAGGAATAGTTTTTCGGTCAATTGGTGACGGTAAATCACAATGGATGCCACCTATTCGCTATGAGATTCTTGACAGATCAGCCAGAAGCTATATTGAAACGATCAATTTAGAAGTGCTTTGGAGAAATACTGCGAACGCTAAAAAAGTTCCCTTCACCTCTATTGATAACCCCACAATTGTAAATTACCAAACTACTCAGGTCGATCCAGAAGATGCAGCGAAAACGATTAATTACGCTGAGATTTACGGCGAAGATCCAAATGTTCGGTGTATAATTGTTTTGGACGCAAATAATAGTTACCAACTTCAACAGATGCCATTATTCACATTTATTGACGGTCTTTTAGATACAATTCATTTTGATATGACGGGCAATCCGTCAAGTGGTTACCTTATAATAAGCAAAAGCTAATGAAA